GGGGATCTGTTTGAACTGTGGAAAGAGCGGAGTCCACGTATCCGGGCAGGCATGTTACTGTTCATATCCAAAGTGATACGCAGAATCAACAGGCTAAGGAAAGAAGGTAAGTCAGTCAATGACCGTAAGCTATGGGGCATACACGCTAAGATAGAGGCGACGTTAAGGATGAATTTAGCTCCGGGGTTCGAGTTGTTATCAGATGAAGATCAAGAAGAGATTGTGTTAGCCAGACAGATAAGTGATGAAGTAAGCGAAGCACTTCAAGACAATTGGGTGGCGTTGCTTTGTGCTTGGATAACCGAATCTAAACTGTTTGATGTTCCGAAGGTGGTAAATGTTATACCACACGATCTGTTCAGCGATTTCAAAGAGTTTGTATCAGACCGTGCAGGCACAATAGTAACAGTGTGCAAGGTTAACATAGAGATAGAAGCTTATGACATACCACGAAACGTCAAGCAGTTTGGTGCGAAGTTAGGAAGGTGTGTTCAAGATGTATACGAGATAACAGGATGGAGGGTAAATAGTACCCGAACAAGCGGTCAGAGGTTCTGGAGATTTTCTCCAACAGAAAAACTTTTACAACGGAGGGCAGGAGAATGAGAATAGGCGATTGGTGTGAGGCACAGAACATGAAGGCCACGGCACTAGCAAAGCAACTGGAAGAAGAGGGCATACACATAACCCGACAGGCATTGTCAAAGGTTATGAGTGGTGAGAAGGAAGCACCCCTCGGCGTAGCATTACGGATCAATGAACTTTCAGGTAACCTTGTCACCTTGAATGAGATGGTGCTTAGAGATGACGAGCCTGAAGAGATGGAAGAAGAGAAGACAGAAGAAGCGGAAGATCTTGATGATCTTTTGGCAGGACTGTAAACCGTAACTAACTGTTAGTTACACAAACTAAAACCCACAAGGGAGAACACAATGGCACAATTGACAGTAGATTTAAATGATGCAGCATCCGTAGCAATGGCACTCACCATCCTCGCCAGCCTTGGTAACGAGGTAGTTGTTGACGTTAACAACATCGACGCTGGTCAGATTGAAGATGTTGATGATCTTCTCATGGGTGGTGACGGTACTGATATGGACAGCCTGCTTGACGAGCCTGAACCAGAACCAGAACTCACACTGAAAGATGTTCAGAACGCTTTCCGTGCTATGGCTAAGGCTAAAGGTAAAGACGCTGCTGTTGGTCTGGTCAAGAAAGCATTGGCTAAGATGGGCATTGAGAAGATGGAAGAGATTCCAGATGAAAAGCGCGAAGCCTTCATCAAAGTATTAACTGCTGCCAGCAAGAAGTAATTAATCAACGGCTCCCTTTGCATGTTAGAGGGGGCCACAACTAACAGGTTAGTTATGAGTGAAGGTAAACATAGTAAGTTACTCTCACCTTCTGGTAGTGGGTTGTGGATGGTATGTTCGGCTATGCCACAGGCATTTGTTGACTCGGGTGTAATCGATGAAGGTGGTCCTGCTGCTGCCAGAGGTACACTGCAACATACTTACGCAGAGTTGGTGAGGAAAGATGAAGTGGAGATGGTCTGCCCCGATGATCTGGACCCTGATGAATGGGATTCAGTAGTCACAGCAACAGACTCCATTGATAACTTCTTGAAGACTGAAGGCACATACGAATCAGATAAGAGACAGTTCAGAGAGTACCTTGAGCTTGAGGTTGGGTTTAATGGTTGGCGTAAGGAGTGCTTCGGTACTGTTGACTTTGTCCGGTTGGATATACGACTGCGAAAGCTGTATGTATTTGACTACAAGTTCGGCAGAGTGAACGTACCAGTAGAGAACAACAGTCAGCTTATGATTTATTCGATGGCGGTCATTGACCACATGTTGAATGAGCTGAGTGTTGATCTGCGGAAGATGGTTGACGATGTAGTTATAGGGATAGCACAACCGAAAGTATCCAGCCAGTTACAGACTGCCACTATCACATTAGATAGTCTTATTGAGTGGGACAAAGAAATACTACAGCCTGCTCAGTTAAAGATACTGAAGAATGAGGTTGAGTTTGTTCCCGGTTCGCATTGCGTAGAGAAGTATTGTAAGCACCGGAGAAACTGCGAAGCGTACAACGCACAAGGTGTATCAGACATGGAGAACTTTGTTGCCCTGTACAGTAACGACACACACTTACCTGACGGTTACAAACCTGCTATGGCGCAGATGGCTCCAGAGGTAATGGCTCTTGAACTGAGTGGACTGTTGAAACGTGTGCCGTTGGTGGAAGGTTTTATATCCGATATCAAGGATAGAGCACACGCACTTATTGATTCAGGCACACCTGTTCCCGGTTATAAGATTGTAGAGGGGCAAGGAAAGAGAGCATGGACTGATGAAGAAGCAGCCGACACTTTCCTTACTAACCAGAAAATAAAGGTTGACGAGCGCTATACAAAGAAGCTTATCACCTTACCACAAGCAGAGAAACTGCTGAAGGAGCAAGAGAAGTTAGACAATCCGAGGACACTTTCACGGTTCAAAGAGTTGACCGAATGGAAACCGGGCAAAGACACTCTAGTACCTGAGTCTGATCCTCGTCCTGCCATTGTCAAGCAGGAGAATGTAGACAAAGAAGTGGATGAACTGTTCCTTGATGGAGAGTTCGAAGACATCGATAGCTTATTGACTAGCCTCGATGAACCAACAGAGGATGACGAGTTAGATGCCCTACTCGCAGACCTCTAACTAACTGTTAGTTACTAACGAAAACTTAGGAGAATCCGAAAATGCAAGCATCCGAAATCAAAGCGAAACGTATACAGACAGACAAGAACCAAGTCCGTGTAATCCTCGGGGGTAGGGCAACCTATGCTTTCCTCATGGAAGCACAGCAAGACGACCCTGACAATCCAGACAGCAACAAGTCCTACAAGTCTGGAATACTCTTTCACAAGAACTGTCCAGCTTCGGTAATCAAAGTCATTAGACAGGCTATCACTGACGCTATCAAGATTGGAGTCGAGAAGAAGTGGGGTGGGAAGAAACCTGCCATCCTTCAACTTCCACTCAATGACGGTGATGTAAAGTACGAAGAGGACAAGGATAAGTACGAAGCGTACAAGGGAATGTACAATCTGAACGCTAAGAAATTGGAGAAATTAGGCAGGCCAATCCTGAAAGCACATGGTCAGACTGTTACTGAAGCAGGCATGATTGAATCAGGTGACTGGTGTGCCTTTGACATAAACTTTTATCCCTTTGCCAATCGTGCGAAGGGTATAGCAGTAGCACTTAACGGAGTCACCTTGATCAAAGAGGGTGAGCGCTTTGGTGGTGGTCCTTCTGAACAGTCTATCGAAGACGAAGCCGCAGGACTGTACGCAGAGGTAACCAATGGTGATGACCCATTCAAAGATGAAGACGATGATCTTCTTGCTGGTCTTGGTGGTGGTGATGATGTTGAGGCGCTGTTAGAAGGACTGTAACCTGCTGTGATATAGGCCGCATGGTAGGTTCTCCCCTCGTCCATAGTGGGCGGGGGGATTTTTAATACTTGGTAGAATATATTATTTTGTGGGGGAAGACATGGCAGAGAACGAAGTAAGACACGGATGGAAGTGTATAGCCAGCGCACCTTTCGGTGAACAGATCGTATCGATGATATACTACAGAGACAAGATCTATGTAGCAACAGACCGTTGCATTTATGAACTGTATGAAGACACACTGTACCCAATTGAGTTGGAGGAAAGGAAGCATGGTAGATAAAAGTTATAGAGAACTGTTAGACGAAGTTCAACTGTTAATGCACAACGCGCACGATATGAACAACATACTGATTGAGAGATGTAGGGTGCTGGAAGAGGCTAACCACCAGTTGCGTAAGGACAAAGAGGAACTTGAGACTTCACTCGTAACAGCTAACAATCTTATCGATTCAATGGAAGAGATAGCTAACAAAGATCTGTACCTGAAAGCCTTGGCTGTTATAGAGAAGAAGAAAGCTGAGATACTTGATCTTCAGGAAACATGCAGACGACAGCAAAAGCTGATACATGATAACCTCGGACCAGATAACTGCTAACTAACAGTTAGTTAAGGACGTTATGAAGCTATCAACACGCGATATATTTTTAGATTTTGAGACAAGGAGCGCGGCACCTTTGACCGGGAAGAATGGCGTGGGATCATGGCGCTACTCAATCGACCCGACTACCAAGGTGCTAAGCTTAGCCTATGCTTTCGGGATGAAAGAACCGAAGCTATGGATAGAAGGTCAGCAACCACCATATGATCTAATGTCGGCAATCGAAGGTGGGGCAAGGGTACATGGCTGGAACAGTATGTCATTCGAAAGGGCAATCTTTCACAACCAATGCGTACCGAAGCTAGGTTGGATAGAGCCACACCCTGACCAGTACCATGACACCATGCTTGACGCTCTTACCTTGGGATTGCCTGCTGCACTGGAAGATACTATCAATGCCTTGAAGCTACCAGATCAGAAGCTTGAAGAGGGTAAGAAACTGATACAACGATTATGTAAACCCATATCAGCAGGCAAGAAAAAAGGACAGTTCAGGGAGAGAGAAGAGTTCAGAGATGACTACGCCAGACTATACGTGTACAACAAGCAAGACGTAAGAGCTGAACGTGGGGTGTACATTGAGCTACCGTATCACCTTACTGGTAAAGAAAGAAAGCTTGCTATGATGTTCATGCGAATGAATGAGCGGGGTCTGCCTATCGATGAAGGTCTGGTTGATGCAGTTATAGAAGGGCTAGAGCTTGAGTCTATTATGTTGGGCGAAAGATTCTTTAAGCTAACAGGGATAGACCGACCCACTATGAGAGCACAGTTTCAAGAGTGGTTAATGGGTAAAGGGTTAGAGCTACCAGACATGCAGGCCGCGACACTAGCTAAAGTTGACTTTCGAAAATACCCTAGTGTGGTACGTGAAGCACTAACAGTTTACAATGAGGGGAACAACACCAGCACTGCGAAGTTTGCGAAGATCAAGACAATGATCAACCCTGATGGGACAGTCAAGAACAACCTTATATTCAACAAGGCGAGTACAGGGAGAGCAGCAGGCGCAGGCTTTCAGGCACAGAACCTACCATCGGAATCTGACAAAGGGTTCCAAGTTCTGATTGATGCTTTCTTTGAGAGAGACTACGACTTCTTGAGATTGTATTGTGGTGTACAGAAAGCCGCTAAGATAATGATACGCCCTACCATATACGCACCACCGGGACTGAAGTTTGTATCGGGTGACCTTCAGGGTATCGAGGCTCGTGACACTGCATGGGTGGCGGGGGAGTTTAATATACTTGACAACTACAGGAAAGGAATCGATGCGTATGTTTCAAGTGCTTCTCAGATGTACCACATAGCACTGGCAGAAGTTACCAAAGCACAACGACAAGCAGGCAAGGTGGCGGTTCTGTCTGGTGGGTTCGGCGGTGGGTACAAAGCACTGATGGCAATGGCCGCTAAGTTCGGGATGAACCTCACGCCAAAGGAAGCAAAGAAGATAGTCAAGGACTTCAGAGCGGGCCGCAAGTTGTTGGTTGAGATGTGGGATAACTTCGAAGAAGCAGCGTGGACTGCTATCGAAGGGGCTGGAATGGTGTGGGTAGATGGGACACGTAAGACGATAGGCTTCTATCGAGAAGGACGTTACCTGTTTATGAAGCTGCCTAGTGATAGACTGCTGAGCTTTCCATTCGCTGAGATAAGAGAGATGCCTTACTTCGGCAAGATGAAGAAGTCTGTTACTGCTATGTGGGTAGACAGTAGCCCCGGTGGTAATCACAAATGGAAACGTAGGGTACTGACAGGTGCTAACTTGTTTCAGTCTGCGGTACAAGCATCGAGCCGAGACATAATGTTTGACGGTCACCTTGCAGTAGAGGAAGCAGGCTACCCACTGGTACTATCAGTACATGATGAAGGGCTGAGCTTGGTGCCTGATACTCCTGACTTCAGCACAAGAGAGTATGGGGAACTGATAACTCAGAACAAAGGTACGTGGTATGAGACACTGCCGCTCGAAGCAGATTGTTGGGAAGGTTTTCGTTATAGGAAGTAACTAACAGTTAGTTAAAGGAGACAACATGACAATAGAAGAAATACTACAACGACTGAAATACAAGAACGCACTGACACCACCTGTTGACACCGAGACAAGGATAGAAGCGGCTGAGCTTATAGTCCGACTCAAGCAACGCAACGAGTACCTGCATAAAATGCTAGGTGAAAAGATCCCCGGTGCCAAGCCTAACCTGTGGATAGTTATTATCTCTCGCGGGGGTGAACGGTTCAATGCTGAGTTCAATGACAAAGAACAGGCGGAGGCAGTATACAACGCAGAGATAAGGACCAACAGCCCCGCTGTACTGTATGAATGTGTAGCTACTAGGACTTTCGTACCGCTGATTGATTTGGACGAAGCCAGATTCATAGATGATTATGACGAAGATAGTAACTAACAGTTAGTTAAGGAGATAACATGCAGTGTGCGACAACTATACTTAGTAAGACAGATGAAATCAAGCATGAGTACACACTTACCGCCGATGAATTAGAACGTGCAGTTAAGCGTGGTGGTGGTTTCCCTGAAGATTCTGTTATAGCGTGGGGTAGGGAAGATGGTAGAATGACAGCAGTCATTCACATAATAGTTAAACGTGGGAGAAAGGAATAATGAATTTCAAAGACAGGATTATATACCATCGCACTACTGAGAATAGGGTAGGGCGCAAGCTACTTGAGAAGGACATCGAAGCCAAAGGAAAGATATGGTGTGAGGAAAACGGCTGGATATTTGAGAAGTTCAGCAGTCCTGAAAAGCGCTCTGTACCTGACAGGATAATAACACTACCAAAGAATAGCATATTTCCAACAGGCTTCATCTTCTTCATAGAGTTCAAGCGCCCCGGCAAGAAGGCTACTGATTCACAGATGATTGATCACGCTATGCGGCGGGAGTTAGGGTGTCTGGTCATGGTGTGCGACAGCTTCGAGGAAACAGAACTAGCACTAGAGGTTGCAGCATACGTATACAGCACAGGCCACATGCCTGAACTACCACCGTGTTTGACAGTATGATATACTACCCGCTGCCCTGCCAAGAAGAGGGGGCAAAGTTTATGATAGACAATCCGCGCAGTGGTATATTATTTAAGATGGGAATAGGTAAGACTGTTACTGCTTTGACTGCTGCTGAACAATTAATGTACAACTACATGAGAGTAAGGAGAGCATTGGTACTGGCACCAAAGAGGGTAGCCACGATGACATGGCCTGATGAAATAGAGAAGTGGAATCACACAAGAGATCTGACTTACACAGTTCTGCATGGTGCGGACAAACTGGAGAAGCTGAAGACTGAAGCGCATGAAGTAGACATCACCTTGATAAACTATGAGGGATTGCAGTGGTTGAGTCAACACTACGACGAGTATGCACCTAAGTATGATCTGCTTATCTCCGACGAGTCCACATATCTAAAGAACGCAGGCTCGAACAGGACGAAGCTGGCTCATGCCATAGGCCGGGACATTAGATACATCTTTATTATGACAGGTACACCCAAGCCGAATGGGATAGCTAATCTGTGGAGTCAGATATATCTGCTTGACCGTGGGCATAGGCTAGGTACAGGTATCACATCGTTTCGAAATGAGTACATGTTACAGAAGGATCAAAGACTGTGGGTTCCTAAGCATGGGGCAAAGAAGAAAGTTCTGGATAAGATCAAAGACCTAGTGCTGGTGGTAGAAGACACGACAGGCGTGGGCCTGCCAAGGGTGAAGGACAATATCATTGACCTTGAGCTGCCGCCGAAGGCAAGGAAAACTTACCATGAGCTTGAAACTAAATGGGTAACTAACGTTAGTGACAGTGAACTACTAGACGAGATTACCCTGAAGCTTGACAACAAGCAGTCACTAACACAGAAGCTACGGCAACTGTCAGGTGGGTTTATCTACACCGATGAAGGTATACTGAACATACATAGTGTGAAGCTGAAAGCGTTGGAAGAACTGATGGAAGGGGTGCAAGGTAACCTGTTAGTAGGTATCAACTTCAAGTACGAGGTAGACATTATCAGAAAGCACTTCGGGTATAGGGTGCCTGCTATCTACTCCAAGACCAATGACAAGGAAGGTACAAAGTGGATCAGGGAATGGATGGCGGGTAAGGTTCCGTTGATGATGGCGAATCCTGCATCACTAGCCCACGGTATGAACATGCAAGGGGGTGGCTGCGATATTGTGTGGTTCTCTCTGACGTGGGATCTGGAAATGTGGGAGCAGTTAATAGCCAGACTGAGAAGGAGGGGGAGTCAGTACGAAACAGTGTTCAATCACGTACTACGCATGAGAGATACAATCGATGACATCATGCTGAAGATAGTTACAACAAAAGGTATCGAGCAGGCGGAAGCACTCGACTACTTGAGAGAGTACCGCAAGAAACTAATGAGGAAGAAATGAAGATACAAGAAATGAAAAGAGCAATTGAGCTGGCGGCTGAGCGTAAGTGCAAGTCACCGGGCATTGCTGCTGTGGTCCTGACGAACTACAACACGCTACGGATAGAGCCTGTTGAAGAAGTGTGCAGGCTGCTAGGATTAGGGGAGTCCTACAAGCACCAGATAAGATCACTGATGCAGGTGCCTGATGAACTGAACCAGATGGGTTACACGATAACAAAGATAAACAAGTAACTAACTGTTAGTTAGGGAGGTAACATGAAGGGTGACATATTCGGTATCGGAACAGGTATAAAATCAATGATTGCTATCTTTATACATAACGCCAGACAAACAGGCCGCACAACCTTTATGGTTAACGGACTGCAAGATGGTGACATGGTTATAGTAGTTAACGCACAACAAGGTAAAGAGATAGAACGTTTGTTTACGATGAACGAGAGCAAGCGTGGTATGCGAATAAGCTGGAAGGCTGTGGAGCCGGGAGATTTCTATAGCATAGACTTCAACCCCCGCAGCAAAGGGCGACTTATCTTTGATCATGTGTGGGTAGAGATGACCTATGAACAAGCGGTGAATGATGTAAGCCACAGAATAGCTCAGCTACAGAGACATGCTTCCGGCCCAACCAGCAAGCAGATGAAGGAAATGGATGCAGAAAGAATGAGGAAGATTAATGGTAAGTACGAAGGAGATTGGTTGATATGAGCGAGAATGGTGACCACGTAACGTTGGCTTTTGACGAGATACTTGCAGACAGAGCGAAAGCATACCGCTTCCGCATGGGTAGAAGAGAACCGTGGATACCTAAGTCTGTTTGTGAGGTAGTCTGTGAACCATCTGACACTCTCCCCGGCGAGGTAGATGTGGCAAGCTGGTTCGTTATCAAAGAAGAGTTGGAGGAATACGCGATATAATGGGACGTAAAAAGATATACCCATATAACAGGTGGGACAACTGCTGCTACTGTGGGAAGTTCGGGCTGAATGTAATCGAGACTCACGACGATGCAAGAAGGCCACATTACTGTAACAAGAACTGTTCTTCGCTCAGACACAGTGCAGTGCGGAAAGGGTTGTTGCCGCCGATAACTTCAGAGACAGTGCGGGCTATACGAAAAAAGAAATACTACAAAGATAAAAATGAAGGGAAGACTAAGCCGCCGCCGAAAGTCAAAGATGATGAACCGGGGCGAAAGAGTATACATTCAATCAAAGGGCCAACGTCATTCGAAGATCAGTTATGGAAGAAGTAACTAACATGTTAGTTAAGCTAAGTAGTTGAAATCATTAGACAAATGGAGAATACTATGGAAGATCATTTGACCAAAGCAAGAGCCGCCGCCGCTGAGCAACGAGAGCTACGAATTTCGCAGGGACTAGCTCCGAACAAGACACCTATGGAGAAGGTTGCCGAACACCCAACTTCCCTTCGTATCTGCGTAAACGCTAAGTGCTACGACTGCAATGGCCGGGAGAACTATGTCAACCGGACCCGCTATTGTCAAATCTTTGATTGCCCCTTGTGGGGTGTGCGCCCCTACAGCAAGGGAATCACACAGGAACAGTGCCTTGAATATGAGGAATGGGGCGCTGATATCAACGAGGATGATAGCTCAGAGGAAGAGTTAGAAGCTCCGAGTACGATTGCATAGGCCACACTAACTTTTGTTGAGAGCTACCGTTTTGATAGATATCAGAAATGTCTAATGATATCAACTACTTACGCTAACTAACCGTTAGTTAAGGAGGGCAGGATGCTATTAGAGAACCAAGGGAGAAGATGGCTGCCTGAAGATTGTCTTAACTTAGTTGAGATGATCGAGGAAGGTAGGAACTGGACGTACTGCGCACACATGCTTGGTAGGTCTGAAAACGCTTGCCGCTTAGTATATGGCAAGATAAGATTTGCAAATAAATTAAGAGGGACTTTTCTCAGGAAGTGGAGCAAGATTGAAATGGGAAGAGTTATTGTTCAAGAATAAATAAGGAGACAGTAACATGAGCAACAGAGGGATTATGAGTGTAGGTGAGAATGTGAAATGTACCAAAGCGGAAGGAGCGTCAGCCGTACCACAGACCATAGGATCTAATACCTTGGTGCGGCTGGATGATAGGGTAGCAGAGTTGCATAAGATAACCGCTACTGTGCTAGGTAGATTCGCTTCCGTATGTGAGCCTGAAGAAGTGGCTGAGCAAAGTGTACCAATGCGGGATTACTCTGAGTACCCTTCATACTTCGCACACATCAACAGATCTATAGATGAGATAAGCAGGTGTCTGTATGCGCTTGAGGATTTTGTTAACAGGTGTGAACTGCCTGATTAGGAGGGAGTATGACATTCAACTTAACTGTGTACGGGTGGATGATACCTTTAGCCATCACTGTTGTATCCTTGGCAGTGGCATTGACTATTGAGAAACCAACTGGCAGCTATGGAGATGGACTACAGACTGTGTTCGCTCTTATCCCTGCACTTGGTATAAGCTGCATAGCTTGGATCATGTACGCACTCTTCAAGTAAAAAGAATGGCGCAACTAACAGTTAGTTAGTGCGCCATTGTTGAAGTTATATAGTTATCCATCTCGCAGGCGGACCAGACCTTGAGTCCACATGCACGAAGGATTCATACAGACCAAATCCATACCTTTCGGTATACTTCCAACATAGATATTGGTACACTGCCCTCGGATCTGCGACAGGCAAATCCAACGCCCTTGCTTTGACGTGTTGGCTGGTGTCTTCACTTCCGATTGCTCGGTTGTGGTTAAGGCATCTGTGTCCGGAAGTTGGAGTGATCGGGCTATTATTGAATCTTCGAACCTCGTCAGCCAATTGCAAGGTTTCAACATCCATCGAGTCAGCACCGCATCCACATTTACAAGCCACTTCATGTCGGTAGAAAAATTCACTAATCCGTATTATCATTTGTTACTGTTCCTATCTGCTCTGTCCTGCTGTGCCTCTCTCCTGTCTTTCTCAATGAGTAGAATAACCTCCCTCAATCTCTCATTAGTTGTTGTTAACTGAGAAGCTATCACAGCCATATCAGTACGGTTGTTGCTTACCTGTAATAGAACAGCAGCGAACTTAACTTCAGTAGAAGCTTTATGGTCTTCAATTCTAGCCGAAGCCTTCTCTATTTCTGCATGAAGTTCAGTTCTAATCATTGTTGTCCATCCGTAGTTACCTAATACAACAAGCGTCCCTAGTATACCGAGTCCAAGCATACGGTTTTTGAAAGTACACAGATCAGATATGTGTCCTAACACCAACCTCTTGAAGTCTTTAAAATCTTTCCTTGTATCTTCGAGTCTGTTACGGTCTGTGTTACGTCGCTCAACTTCAACCTTGTGCATACCACATATGCCATCCTCGTTGACATTGCAGAAGTGTTGTTCTTCGTAGTTCTTCTCGCGTTCTTCGACCATTACGTTCCTTTAACTAACTGTTAGTTACTGTAAAATGTACGGGACCATCTTAGTCAGTACCCGCGTTACCCGCGTCTTCAGTTGTTCCAGATCATTAGCACCAGCTATCTGATTGGTTATGTATGTGGTGGCCTGCTCAATAGTTTGTTCTTTAAGCCCTTCCGCCTCTTGTGCGGCTTCAATAGCGGCCCTTCGTTCCTGCTTAGCGGCCTGCTCTGCCAGCCTTGCTTCTCTTTCTGCCTTGCGCTCTAACTTAGCCTCATTGATCCAGCTCATCTGCGTGTCTCCTTGCTATGTAGTTATTAGATTTCTTCTGTTGGCTCGGGGCTGTTGTACACTGGAACAGGCACCACACCATTAGACGTTACGAGTATGGGCGCAGGGAAGCGTGTCTCTTCAGGGGCGTTTGGGCCATGCGGCAGTGACACTGTAACCGTGTAGTCATCCCCTGTTCTTGAGGCTTGCTTCAGAACTTCATGCTCTGCGGTGTCCCCATCTTCAAGCAACGACATATCAAACGGGGTGTCGTTAACTGTTAGGATAGGATCATTCCACTCTACAACTAATTCAGGGGCATCTGATCTTACTGGTGAAAAATTAATCGTAATCATTTTGTTTCTCCTTGTTGTTTATTGTTAACTAACTGTTAGTTAGAACCACCTTCCTATTGCTAAAAACCTTACAGATGTTTCGCCCAGCCCAGCTACAGCGACGTGGTATGTCCATCCACCGGACCCACTCCCAACACCGACATTAGCTAATTGGTTTATCTTACCATCATAAGTCCCAGAAGATACCGATGTTGCTGGTCTGGTCCCGACGAAAGTGGCCGGATAAAGGGGGACTGCCTTAACACTTGTGTCGGTAAGGTCGATGACTGTAGTTGGACTAATCATAACCAAAGTACCATCAGCAAACTTCGTATACTCCCCCTTCTCATTACTACCAGCCTCAATGATTGCACCCGTAGGAACTCCTTCTGATTGACTGACTGCGCCGAGTATAGAACCTTGATTGAAAACCCTACGCCAACTCCCCCAATTTACTGTATTGTATATACGAATCCACGAGACTATCTCACTATGACCTTGGTAGGCCATCTGTATAACACGATCATTATTCGAATGGACATACAAAGGAAGCGTCACTTCAGAATGCGCTTCTGGAGGTCTATTAGTACAAGTTGCATCTATTGTGTATACTCCCGGTATCGTTAACGTATCTAAACTTACACCAGATTTCGGGATACCATAACCCACTCCAAAGTCACCAAACTCCAATAGTCTATTAGATGTCTGATCAACAGGGTTCACACCCTTCCCTATTAGATTACCACTTGCATCAACACTAAGTACCTCAGTACCATCCGCCCTCTTCAGGATTACCGTACCATCATCCGCACTGGCATCCAGTATGAAGTTATTAGCAGGAGTCAAAGAGATACCTGCTTGAACCTTTCCTGCTTTAATGATGCTCATTAGAACCACCTCCCTATTGCAAAGAATGAAAGGTTGTAAGCTGTAGATACTAACCTAGTCTTATAACCGTCCTGCAAGTTTATGATTGCTGTATTCCCAGAGAAGGGTATTTGGCGGGTAGAACGTATAGAGAAGTATTGACCACTCTCTCCACTGTTACCTACGCCAGATCCGTTCTCGATACAAGTAAGGTGGGTGTACTCAGTGGCAGTGATTGGGAGGGTCAAATAAATGTCAGCAAACGACCCTGATGTTCCAGACTGTACCCCTGAGCATAATAGAGTTCCATCCGCAAACTTAGTGTAACTACCAGCCGAGTTACTACCACTCTCGATGATTGCTCCTGTTGGTACACCAGCAGATTGAGAGACTGCGCCAAGTATAGTCTTCTGATCATACATCAAAGTCCAATCATCCCACGTAACCCCACCGTCGGTAGAACGTCGCTTGTACATCTGCGTACTGTACACTGCAACCTGCATGATGATAGTGCCTGTTCTCGTTCCTACGAACAACACACCGTACTTAGTAGAGCCGGGGAAGTTAACCCCTGTACCACCGGGACCAGCGTACACACCAGATAGTACCGCATCGTTTGCATCGTCAATAGTAGGACAAGCGGTTGTCCCAATCCCGAAGTCACCAACCTGAAGTAAGCGACCCTCTGTAGTGTCTCCGGAGACAACAGGATCGAGTGCTACGATTGAGCCGTCGGCGTTAACGCTTAGTTTATCCACTCCGTTAATCTGGATGATTCCCGATGTACCACCGGGATCAGCCTTAAAGTTCATACTCATTAGAACCACCTCCCTACTGCCAAAATATCAATGTATCTTGTACCAGTTATTGAAGCCGTATAACTGAATACCCTCAAATCCGCATCAGCAGTCGCCGCCGAACAATGAAACCAGACATTCACCGAGCCAGTATCGGAGGCGGTAACAACTGGCCTTTCAGCAAACTCAGCCGGGAATGTCCAAAGCTCAAGTCCCGTATTAGCATATAAAGATCCGAGTGCGACAAGGGCCGCCGTGTACGATAGTACGTTCTTGCAGATCATCGTACCATCTGCGAACTTGATATACTCCCCGTTACCATTCTCACCCCGCTCAATGATTGCTCCTGTGGGTACACCACCGGACTGACTGACTGTGCCGAGTATGTTCTGCTGATCATACTGCTGGACCCATGGTGTCCACACCTCATTAAAGCGCTTTCTGATCCACATGCTTTGGTTGCTGTAATAAGGCCATGCTATCTGTACGCAGTTACCATTGATATAAAAGAAATGTTGTACGAAAAAGAATACCCCTCCGTTCGGTGGACCATTAGTTGAGCCATTCTCCGACACCACGTAAGGTAAGTGCCCTTTAACTCCTATTGAATCAGGGTAGGTGTTGAAGTCGATTACATTGGCTGTGCATATACCTCCTACCCCGAAGTCTCCCTCATGTACAACATCTGCTTCTTCGGCTACCTTGGATATACCAAGTAAACCGTCTATTGTTACACTCATATTATCTCCTTAACTAACTGTTAGTTACACCACTGTCCAGACTGAGCCATCAGGAACAGTCACGGTTACGTCATCGTCTATCTCAATCGGTCCTGCACTCACAGCGTTCTTGCCAGTAGTAATGGTGTAGTCGCCAGTTACGTTAGTGTCGTTCTCGTAGAATACAGGGTTCTGGACTGCACCGGAAGCACCACCACCAACAGTACCCCACACCCCATCGGCGTAACCCTCAAAAGATTTCAGATCTGTGTTGTACCTGAGCATACCTTCAGATGGTACAGAAGGACGTTGTGCTGTTGTTCCCGGTGGAAGTATTGCGGCACCTGTGTCTGCATCCTTACGGAGAATAGTTGGTGTGTCAATCGAATCAACAAGCCCTTGAGTTGTAACGACATCTTCATTAGTCAGCACCAAATCAGCGGCAGTAGCAGCGCGGTCAAGACCAGTCTGGACAACATCAGCGTGGGTAAGTACCACATCTGCATTAGTGAGAACAACGTCTGCGTGGGTAAGTACCACATCAGCATTTGTCAGTACAAGGTCGGCTGCTGTGTCTTCTGCGTAGCCAAGGCACTCGTCCCTCAGTGCAGTTACCGCTGCAAGATCAAGAGCCAGTACCCAATAACCCGCCGCTAAGTCAGCAGTGAAGTCATCCGAAGTGTGTGTCTCTAAGCAGGCGTACCAGTTACCATTAGGTGCAACAACAAGATCCTTGGCGTTGTAGGTTACAGGTGTAACCCAAGTACCCCGCCACGTACTCAGCAGCATAGCATCCTTTACAATACTGTCAATCTGCTGTAGCATCATAACCATCTGATCTTGCGAACGTTCAAGCAACTCCATGTTGAACGCTTCGTTATTGATCCAATCGATAGTCTGCTGGTACGCCAGTGTGCGACGAATGTACAGAGTACCTAAAGGCAACACACCAAGAGCATCGGTAATCGTAACGGTGCCACCGGGATTCGGAGACAAGGTAACTGCTGAGTAGTTAGCTACGGTTAATGTTTGAGGAACACCAGACGTATCTACGATTGTCATCTCCAAGTTCGCTACATCATAAACTAAGAAGTCAAAATCGTAGTCGCCGGGACCAGTGTACACCCTAGTAACAACAGGTGACTGTGCTGAAACTGTCATGTTTGTATTCTCCTATAACTAACTGTTAGTTACTCTTCAACTCGTTGTTGCAAGAGCGCTCCTGTTACGTTACCTTCAGCAAGGTTCTCACCTACGCGGGTAATTCTAGTTGTCGGTACTCCATGCCCCGTGAACATCATTATCGATTGGAACAGTTTAGACCAATCCTCAATAGATAGATCTTCGCCTGTTGTCCAATCTTTGAGGAACTTATATGTGCCGTATATGGCATCGGAAAGTAACCCTTCAGCCGGATACACCCTCATCCCAAGCAGCCCACTTGTGACATTACTGATAACTTCACCAACTCCGTAGATTGCGCTGAAAGGACCAAGTGCCGCCGCTAATAGCTGAGCCTTCAACCAATCATCCTCTTCCCTTCCGGTCATAAGTCCAGACACCATAGCGAACATTGAAGGTACGATTACGTGGTAGATAGCAAGGGTCTTGAGCAACTGCGCCTTGCTTATATTGCCCGCCGCGTAGTCTCTCACTGCTTCGATCTCCTGCCGTAGCGCCTGTATAGGACCAGTGGAGTACATGGTCATTAACTGCATTGCAGAGCCACCGCGCTGAGTCCATGACAACTCCTGCATGTCACCGGACTGTTGTGTAGCATTAGACTTATTGAAAGCTTCGGCCAGTGCTTCCTTGTTGGTATACTTCTTCCCCGTTGCAGGGTTGGTTTGTGTCTTCAGATACTCTTTGTATACCCATGCACCTTGGATGATGGCACTTGAATCGCCAAGAGTGACGTTAAGAGTTATAAGATTAGACAGTGTTGGATTCAATCGCCACCGCTTATACTCAGCAGAGGTAGCAGTCTGTTTCATGTCCCTGTCCATTGAGTTCTTTCTGTTTTTGATGAAATCAGTATCCATCATTTCAGAGAAATTGTCAATAGGATTTTTCCAAAACACGGCCATGCCCTTTGTAAAATCTAAAACAGGCATATGTTGAGCATACTGCACTATAGAAATGTGCTGTTTTAAGAATACACTGGTAGCCATTCCAATTGTTGAACGAACAAATGTAGCCCTAAACTTATCCATTAGAGGGTACTGCTTCTGGTTATGTATACCATCTGCAAGCACATCTTCAACGGCGCTAACTATAGAATTGTACACGTCCCTGCCATATTCTACTTCAATAGCCCTACGGATATCCTTATCCTCAATCGCAATCTTAACAAGCTGAGCCTGTTCCGCAAAGTTCACATAGTGTGCCATCTCTTCGGTGTAAGAATTGAATAGCGTTATGTCTCCATCGAATCGCATCTGGAACCTGTCAGCGTTCTTGGCTCGTTCACGTATACTCTTAGCTGATTGAGGGGTTTTCCTGATATAGTCATCATGTTTGAACTGTGATGCTTCATGCCCTCTGTCCAACTGCTCAGTTATGTTGAGGTAGTTCTCTGCACGGATAGGAACGTAGCCCTCTATCCTGCCTAGCTCAAGTCCTGCAACAATCTTATGTACACGATTAACATATTCGTACTGCTCATCGCTATTGAAATATCCCATGAGCAATTGAGCAAAAGCCTTGTCTTCGTCGGTCAGAATCTCGTTAACTTGGTTAACAATGTTATCGTAGTTCTCTAAGGCGGCGGCTTCTATCTCATCAATCTCTTCATCCGTAAGATCTTTCTTTACTTTAGCCCTATCTTTAGGGTCCATAAACTGCATAACTAACCTGTTAGTTAGCGTTGGGTCTTGCATGTACATCCATATCTGACGCACTTGTGCTTTGCCCATATCAACACCAGCAATACGGTGAACAGGTTTTGTGTCTTCAGCCCACTTCTTGAATAGGGCATACTTAGTCTTCTTATTATCCAGACCAAATGAACGGATATACATCTCCATTATCTTCGCCTGTTCCTCGCGGATACGAGTCATCTTCCGCTGTTTCGCTTCGAAGAAGTTACACATCTTAGACAGTGCAGACTGAGAACCGGGGGTGTAGCTTGTGGCAAGCTTTATCAATCCCGTAAGACCAAAGACATTCTTGTGTCCTACAGTCCACGTAGCCCAATACTCACGCCGCGTCTTCTGCTTCTTACGTTGTTCGTGCAAGAGCTTAGTATCCGTAAGTGGTGAATCGACAACGTTACCACCATTAATACTGTTAATTATCTCAGGACGCATCCTGTCTATCTCGGCCTTCTTCTTCATCATCGGAGAAAGCTGAGATTCACCGGAGAGTAGCAGGGCTAACGCTTCGTTAAGGTTCTCCAAAATTCTGACACCTGATGCGTTACGTGAAACAGCCCCATCGAGAAAAGTATTAATAATATAATCAGCGTCCGTTTTAGCCATTGCATACGCGTCGAATTGTCCTCCCATTCTGATATCATAAAGTTCTCGTATCTGCTTATTGGTTTTCAATGGGTGAAGAACCTTCAGTACGTCACGGAACAACTTGGACATCTCTGGACTGATCTTCACGTAAAGCTTGCCGTGTATCTTACTTGGCATACCCTTTTCGAGCTTCGTCATTATACTCTTACGAAGGGCTTTGTGCTTAGCTACAGCCGCAGCCTTTGCTCTCTCCCTTGCAAGAATGGCCTTGAAGTGGTCCCTAGCAACTCGGTAACCGTGTAGGTCACCAGCGTCGAACAACGCCTTCATTGCCCGGACCATAGCTTTCTGCTGTATCCTAGCGGCAACCTTGGCAGTCGTGCCTGCTTTGATCTTACTGGCTATAGCTGCATCGTAAGCGGCCATTGCGCGTTCTCTTGCTTCACGCTCTTTCTTTATACGTTCAACAAGTGCATCAGCCGTTGGCTCCTTACGTGCCTTCTCCGCTTTCTCAGCTTCAACTAACGTGTTAGTTGCCTCTCCTTCCCACTCTACTTGATCCGTCTTCTTTATACCACTAGCAGTAGAAGCGGCCTTTTGTTTGGCGGTATGCTCTTTCTGTGTTCGCATGAATATCTCACCGAACTGCATTACGCGAATAAGAGCGGTTTCCTCACTTGCAGGGATACCTAGTAAAGCACGAATGACACGAACGAATTTAGTTATAGCCCTAACAGGCTTAGACATTCCGTGTGCGTCTATCATACGCATGTTAACAGTAGCCAACCACTCTTGAAAACTCCTACTGGTCATACCATAGGCTATGAGTTCGGTATCCTTCTTAAAGCCAGATATGGGCATATCCATACTTATCGTATGATTGCCTGTCTGTGCGCCTGCTTGATACTGTGACTTCACCAGTGCAGACAACTGATCCCTGAATGTTTCAAGGGCAATGTAGTTGCGAGTAAGAGTGTTATCTACTCCCTGTGCAATTAAATCACGGGCCTCGTAGATTCGCATACAAGTAGCAGCGTGTACCAACTCATGTAAGGGTGTCTCGTTGCTTGCTGCTCTATCACCCCACGACTTACCACGAACGAAAACAGCGGCTCTTTGAGTCTGCTCGTCAGGGACATACAACCCAAGAGCGTTCTCCATGTCAGTTGGTACGTTGTTGTCATAGTGCGTATTTAGCTCTACTACTGTGAAAGGTATATCTCGTAACAGGCCGATTATGCGGTTAGCTATTATCTGCTGCTCTTGATCGCCATTATCAATGTACCACTGAGCAACATCAGCCGCGCTATTTTCATCCCCTGTTATATCGTCGAAAATGTCCCTTTCACCACGCATACCTGTTGGGGTGTAGTCTGCTTCGCTCTGTGTTGTAGAGCCGAATCCCGATATACCGCGAGTGTTGATCTTGAACCTTTTGACTATCTTCTTTTTCTTAGGTTCCTTTGGTGTCTCGACGATGTCCTCTTCATCAATAGTAGGAGGCTCAGGAGTCTCGTCGATGATGTCATCTTCACCAATTTCAGGGGGTTCTTCGATATCATCTGTTGTCGTGATATCTTCTGGTGGTTCTTCGATAGTTGGCTTATTGAGCTTGCTATCTGCTTTCGCATCATTAACACTGGTGGCGTTACCGTCTGCAACAGTTTTCTTAACGAGTAAGCTATCATACACCTCCATCATCTCGGGCGGGATATCCAAATTAGGAACATCCATCTTGCGGATAGTCTTGTAAATCTTGGTTATCCAAGAGTTCAGCTTTTGAAATAGACCTTTAAGCTCATGCGAAGGTGCTTCACCTGTGGCTAGGTACTGCTCCCAACCTTGGGAGAATGTCTCGTTTGCTGCACCGTCCCACTCTGATCCGATATCCACACCAACGAACTTATCCATTATGGCCTGTTGCTTCTCGTCAAGGTCCATCCTGAACACATGACCAAGCTCCGATATAACGTCAACGATGTTAGCGTTATTGAAAGCCGTAATAATGGTGTTACCCTCTTCACTGAAATAGGTGTATGCACCCACCATATCAGCATCGGTATTGATTTTCTCAAAGGTGAGGCCACGCTTCTCCATGTACTGAGAAAGGCTCATCCCTTCCGCCTGCGCTCTGGCAGTAATCAACCCCTCGACCATGCCCACATGTTCTTCATCCTTGAAATGCTCACGCATACCAGTGAAGAAAGCGGCGGTTACGTCATCGTAGGAATCTTCAATACCGCTATCTATGGCATCAAGGGCATCATCCAAGTCAGCATCATCAGTAACAACGAGATCATCAATCTTATCATCTGTTATGTCGGTGCCTGCAAGGATAGGCTCATTAGCAACGTCACCAATCTCCGCAGGATCTATCGGTTCACCCGTAACTAACGTGTTAGTTGCCTCGTCAGTAACATCGTCGATAGGCTTATCTTTGTTGTCGTCAAGGATCTTTTTATTGTAGTCCTCCAATCTCTTGAGGTCACGCCTAATCTCATTAAACGTTTTCCTTCGATTGTACTCAGTGAGCATACGCTTAGTGGCAAACGGTATTGTGATAGGTGAAGTAGCTATACTGATACCACCCGTACCAAGAATAGCCAGTCTCGCAGCAAGCTTAGCCTCATGGTAATCAAGTATGTCCTCTACCTTCACATCGAAAGGAGAGTTCTTGACTCTTGCAAATTCCTTCTGAGCGGCCCACAGTCCTATCTGTTGAATAAGGGTCTGTCCCCACTCTGTCCCACCTTCAGCCGCGAGTGCTACAACACGTTTCGATATCGTGGCAGTAAACCCAAAGCCTGCAATAACTTCAGCAATCTTACCTGTTGTTTCGAGTATGGCATAGGGAACGGCGTACTTCTCAGCTATCGGCCTAGCTATAGCGTAAGGTATCGGCTCTTGTCCTTCCTCAATAGGTGCCATCATATCAAGCAGGAACTCACCAGTACCCTGTCGTTGCATTGACTCAAACATCTTGATTGGCACACCAAACTTCATAGCAGTCTTGGCACCCCACAGCGCACCCTGACCAGGAGCACCAGTAAGACCACCCGCAAGGCCACCAGCCACAGCACCCATCCCAACAACAACGGCAGCACCGGGACCAGCATCTTTGGCTATATCTACGAAGCTCGCACCTGTTTCAGCCATTGCTCTCAATGTCTCGTGTACGATCCCATTCATAGGGTACTCAAGTGGTAGTTGCTGGCGGGTCTGCATGGACTTATCCCTCGCCTCAACTGCTCTCTTGATACCTTCCTCGTCATCAGGTCCAGTTATCTCATACATCAGCCTGTGTGCTTCCATAGCTTCTTTGATGTACTGATAATGGACATTCATTACCTCAAGGATATTAGGGTAATGCTGTGCTATCTCCGGTACAGACTTAGCCAACACCCTAGCCCACTTATCGTCCATGTCGAAGTTACCAACAGATAACTTAGCTGAGAGTGCTTCAAGCATCTCCTTCTGAATCTCTTCTTCCGGTACGTCACCGAAAGGTCTGTTAGTGCGTGGGTCAATTGGTGGTCCTTCGTACCTTGGGGTGAAATCCGGCCTTGTCGTAGCGGGTGCCTGCTCCTGCTGCTCCGTAGTGCTAAACGGCGAAAGCCCCTCTTCATCGAAGAAGGGGGGTGCATCTTTCCGTAGCGACTGAGCTTGAGGGGTCTTAACTAACTTGTTAGTTGCCCCTCCTTCAATCGGTGTGAGAGGGGCTAACAGGCTCTTGCGTAGGTTATCCTTTGGTGGCTCGTTCGCCTGCGAGAGAGGATATTCGGTGTCATCGTCCACTATACCTGCCTGCCAAGGTTTATTGGCTTGCATGTTCTCTATGTCAGCTACGAGTTGTTGACTCTCGGCCAAAGACCTGTCGTACTCTTCCTGCGTTACTTTAGCCATTATTCCATCACTCCACTTTTTAGATCTTGAGAATTACCAAAAATGTCGAAAGACCATTGACCTTTTAACTGTGACCAGAAGCTTGACTTAACCTTTGATCCCTTGTTAACAACATTAGTTATGTAATCCTCCCACCACTTAGTTGCATCGAAGTCCACACCTTTCTTGTAGGCATCAAGAGCCTTGCTCTCAAGGTCAATGATGGCATCAGCCATTGCTTTTTCAGCGGCCATTTCAAAAGCACTCTTCTCTTTCTCAAACTCAAGCAACCTACTCTCTTTTGTGGTAGAAGGTTTTATCGGTAATGGTAATCCTGTTAACTGCTGCTTTGAATTTCGTACACCGGCTAATGCACCTTGGTAGCGTGGGTCTGCTTGCCAAGGCATCTTCTTCCCATTCAAGGACTTTTGCTTCATATACTTTTCTTCATATTTGGCAAGGGTTCCCGGTGGGAGTAGACCATCAACGGTTGCTTCACGTATGTTGTCTATGTCAGATTCAGTCATGGTCATTGTTATAAGCTTAGCATCGTATACATCTAATCGACCCTGTACTTCTTCTGGACTCCACCTAGACAACGTACCTTTTCGGGCGTTATCTAAAACAGTTCTTTGCTTATAGAATTTCTCCAACCCACTTTCAGTCATCCCCGGTGGTGGTACGTCATCAAGCTTCAGATCCTTTAATGTTCCTTTAGCCTGTGCTTCAGCAATCAACCTATCTCGCTGTGTTATAAGAACGTTATCTACCTGCTCCATCTGCTTCTCGATCTTAGCTGGCAGCTCCGACATAACATAGGTTCGTAACTCAAGGAGTTCCGTAGTGGTGAAGTCTCCCCCACCTTCCACGATAGAATTGTACGCATTGATAGCAGCATCTCTCTTGTTAGCTAGGGTAACCCCACCGTTAGTAGTGGCGTAGTTAGATATGCCATCCTTGACCATTCCGACTATCTTTCCAGGCGCACCAGAAACAGCAGCCATCTTCGTCCTCAAGTCAGCAACGAGAGAATTGCGGATAGCTGGATTGCCGTCGTTCCTGAAACTGTCAGCGAATATGTCAGGTGCCATGCGGGTTAGTTCGTTCAGCTCCCGCTTAGCATTGACTGTCCTTTGTGCGGCATCGTCACGTTTAGCTTCTTCCTCTTTACCCTGTAGCCAGTTCTGTAGGGCGCTCTCTGTTTCTTCAGATAACGTACCACGAATCTTTTCAAATGCTTTTTTAGCCTGCTCGTAAGCAGACTGAGCGGGGTTGTGGTTGAACACATCACCAGCGGAAAGTTCTCTTGCATCGTTGTAGGTCATAAAGAGCGTGTTCTTAGCTAGGTATTCCTCGTCGGCCTGTCGTTGGCCCACATCTTTAACTTTAGCAAGATGCGCCTGTACCGCACCGTTACTCCACGGGGAAGTACCATTCTTCTCAATATCTGCCAACAGGTCAAGGTTTCCTTGTCTTCTGATATTCTCTTCATGTGATTTTAACTGGCTATAGTTATGGTTAATCCCCCTGTCCCGCGCAGCCTCATTCTCCCTCTTTATACTTAGAAGCATTTTAGCCTTTACAGAATCGGATCTACCAGCCAATACTTCCTCGGCGTATTTATCGACAGTGGCATTGTATGAACTGTAAGAATCAAGTGCCTGCTTATTCTTCGTGAGGGCATACCCATCTACAAGTCTACCGTTTTCGTCTTCTCTACCATAGAAAGCTTCACGGGTCATTTTACGATAGGCAAGTACGGCTTCGTCAGCTTCAAGTTGATCAACACGGTCCTGATAATTAACAGCAGAGTTAACTAACATGTTAGTTGCGCTGTTGATAGAGTCCGCCACCCGTTCTTGTGCCTCCCAATTCATAGGCTGCGGGACGACATTAGTAGATCTTAATTTAGAATTAGACCTTATACGCACAGGGTTAACACCGGGGCTTCGGGTGCTAACTTGTTTTGGTGCAAAAGTTCCAGCGTCGCCAGTTGCTATGCTGCCTGAAGCGAGTTGTCCTTGTGTCGTTTTCATTTAGGTTGCCCCTTGTGGTCAGCAGAAGCGTCAAACTGCTTCGTTAATATTGTATCGGTTCCAGCAGCTTTAGCATTGAAATATGCAGAACCCATAGTGCCTGCTGCGCCTATAAGTCCAGCGGTAAGATTAGCCTTAGACTTAGCATTGTTAGCATCATAAATGTTATCCGCTGAATCTGAATCAGCAGTATACCCCATAGTAGCAAGCGCCATGTTGGTAACGTAGTCTATTCCCGCTGTTGCCTTCTCTTCTGCCACTGCAAACTTAGTAGAGAGTATCGCATTTCGATTCTCTATCCTACCTTCATAAGCGAGTTTCTTTATCTCCATGTCAGCCTGATACTTAGACTGCAATCGAGCATTGGTCAAGTCTCTAACCTTCTGATCCGCTCCTACTTTAATGATATACTTGTCGAGAGCTTCTTGTGTCATCTGATCAACCACTACATCTCGGTTAGATCCCTCACCTATAACCGTACCTGAAGCTCCTTGGTTAGCAATTATCGCCCCTCTTTCCCTCGCTCTTTGGTAGCCGAGTAATTCAAGATCAAGATTTGCAGAAGTCCAAGTTTCTATCACACCCTGTTCATATAGCAAGTCATTGAACTCTTGTGTCTGTTGGATAAGTGAAGCGTTGGCAAGAATACTGGCATTGTTCGTTTCAATCTCAAGATCAAGATTGGCGTTAAGAAGACGTATGTTCATCTCCGAAACGTACTTATCCTTTAACGCATTAAATGTCTCCGCAGCATATTGGTTTTCTGCGTTAGACATCATTATGTCTTTCTGAGCATTAGCAGCCTTCTTATTCTGCGCGTTCTGATAAACCGCAGTCCCTACAGAAGTAGCAGCAGCTATCCCCGCTGCAATTATTAACGGCGCTACCATTATTTTACCTCCAGTTTATTAACCACACCAATGACTGTCAATGGTAATGGTTGCCTTTGCCTTATAAAATACTCCGCATGGTCACTGCTTCCTTCGAACCCATCGACCTTGTACGTCCCTGTGAACAAAGGGAGTGCGGTATTCGTGAGGTCTGAAGGTACGCGGAAAGATTTCTCTTCGACTTGTTCCTCGCCATCAATATCGTATGTGCCAACCTCGAAGCCAAGAGATCTATAAAGCTCAAGAGCAAGTGCGAGTATCCTCTGTATTCGGGTAATGGTAGTTCCTGTCCTCTCTGTACCAGCATCCGTCAATAACGGGTTAACCTCCGAATAGTAATAGAGGCCAACTAACACGTTAGTTGCAACATCTTGTAGCACAATCTTTCCGTCTTCAACGGTGCGCGGGGGGTGAACAGATCCGTCTGATAAGATGAACACTTCCTTACCCTCAAGGTGTTCAAGGCCATCAATAAGTAACGCTTCTCCCCCTTCGTACTGTAGAAAAGAATCAAGAAACCTACCTTCGACGGCTTCGGTTCCTTTGAAGTCTTCAGCTTTCTTTTCAAGGTAGTATTTATCCTCACCCTCAATAACTCGTTTTACTATGACCCAAAGATCATCTTCACGATTCTGGCCGGGAACAGAGCATACATCAATAAACTCACCATCTGTATCATGTACATGCCACGCGACAACATTGTGCTGACGCTGATAGGTAAGACCAAGAAGTGCGCCATCGGTACGGACACACCACACTATAGAGTTAGGGGTTTGCTGATAGCACCACCGAGCGATTGAATAATACTCTGTAAGGTGCGGGGCGAGTATCGTTATATCAGAAGCCTTGTAGCTGTCATAGTTATAGTCATAGGAAAATTCGTTCACTACCCGACCATGCTGCTCTATAAATAGAGTAGTAAGACCAACACGAAGAGGCCGGATCTTCTGACTGCCTTGGTTGGTTGGACTCTGCGTAAGAACACTAGATGGAGTTATGGCGTTCTGACCATTCCCTGTTACTATCCACTCATTACCAACAGTACCAATGTGCAGTTGCTTTACAGTCTGCATCCAGAGAATCTTATTCTGTGTGCCAGAATCAAGGGTAAAAGATACCGCATCAGCATCAACTAACGCAGCAGGATCAAGCTCCCCGAAATGAGTGAAGTCACCAGACCGAGAACACCAAACAGTCTGGCGACGTAGCTTGTTACCACCGAACACAAGGCGCTGTTGGAAGAACGTTACAGTCTCAGGCCAGCCATAGGTGTTACTCCAATCAGAGGGTTGGTCAGTAAATGTCAAGCTATCTACCGACCAGCAGTAAAAATCATGCCTTGTTATTACGTGGGGATTCAATGTGCTTTGCGCACAATAGAGATTATCGCCAGACTGAGCGAATGTAAAGTTGTCTATGTCCCACCCGGTAGGCATGTCGAGAATAAACACATCACCGGGGGTAACCGACCAAGCGCTACCAGCAGGACATTCAGTAGGTGCGGGGTCTGGAAACACCAAAAGGCCATCATCTACTGCAACGACCATCTTAATACTTCCATCCGTATGTTTGAAGAACACAAGCACATAAGCTTGTATCTCATTGAATATGAACTCAACAAGCCTCACTTTCGGATCAGCAGGATCAAGTCCAAGATCTGAAAGAGAGGCCATATACTGAAACCCGGATCTTCTTGTGGTTGGACCTTGGATCAAAGACACCATGTTTTTCATCTTGCGGCATCCGTTCTTGAACCTATCGAAGTCCTGTCGCCCAAAAATAAGCGGGGAAACTTCACCCGCTGTAAAATTGTGTTTTGTTTGAGATACCGCCATGATTATTATACCCTATTGAAAGTGTCTAGATCTGGACTGTTATCGGCCTGCGCTTCTTTTGAACCGGAGCTTGCATCTATCGCAGATACGTTCAACAACTCGTACTCGAAAGATTCGTTCAGTGCCATTATCTCTTTAAGAGAAGCACCCGCAAGCGGACCAGCAAGTTGCGCTTTCATAAGTAACGCTACTGCGTTCTTAAAAGTAGTGGCAAACTTCGATACGTCCTCTACCCTTCGAGTGTACTTCAAAGATACAACTTCAGCTATAGGGGTTATAAGATAATTCCCCATTTGTTCGTAAGGGGTATTCTTGTGAAAAGGTGCTACGTCGATAACGCTCATAAAATCAGCAGGGAGAGCATAAGCCCCGTACCCTTCATCCGTTTCCACTGTTGGATCTTGGCGCAATGTGACCCTCCACCGAGCAAAAGCCCAATCCAATCGCGACAAGACAACTTCAACAGAGGTAGTGTAAACATTCTTACATAGCCTTGCACGGGAGTTGTCTTCGTCAAACGAACGAATAGGGCGTTGTCCGATGAGGCTCAGAGCAAAATTGCATATAGATATATCTGAGCTTAACATCGTTTAATCCCCTTTCAAAAGGTCATCGATATCGTCAAGTGCGTCTTCAACGTTATCCGCTATGCCATCACCGTCACTGTCTTTTTCTTCATCGCTATCTGATTCGGCATCAAGCTGTCGCCGGACACTTACAATTGTACTCTTCTGTTTGCCTGTGTTGTCTACCTTAGAAACACGATTGTCACGCGCTTCTATGTAGCGCTCTACCAATTTAGGCCACCCGATATTACTGGCAAAGGTTATTTCGGGGTAGTTTAACTCAAGGAAATCTTTCAATGCACCAACATTGCCTTCCATCTCACGGAGTTCAGCATCGGTTATATTCTCGAAATCATCCGATTCATTCTCTTCTGCTTTAAGCTTTCCGAGTTCGTGGAAATGCTCTGGACATTCATCAACGTCCAAAGTCATTATATCCCCGGCAGTTATTGTGTGGATCTTTCCCCTGATTCTTATTTGGCAATCCCTATCACACACGACTCTCATGGCTACACCTTCTTATTTTAGGTAAAAAAAATACCCGCCCACAATGGGCGGGCAGTGATTACTTCCAAAGACTAACTGTGCTAGGTATTACTCGTTGCTTTGTACCGGCTGAGTCACAACGCCGCAAGACCACGTACCAGCAGAAGTTGTGCCGATAAGGTCTATCTTCAGATATCGGTTAGCGTGCTGTGGAACGATGTACTCAACAGTTTTTCCTGCAAGGTCACAGGTTACACTGTCAAGAGCCTCGTCTGCATCACCGTCAGCATCGTCAGTGACAACGAATCCGGTGCAACCCGCAAGGGTAGAAGACCCTTGGACGAACAAGCGGATAGGCTCACCCTTTCCAGCGCCAACAGATTGAAGATCGATTACAGTTGGAGAGCCATTGTGGGCCAGTCCATCTGCGATCATTAGGGTTTTATCGATAATCATTTATATGTCTCCTTGAAGATTAACGGTTAACTAACTGTTAGTTACACGATTTGAGTTTCGGTTTCCAGTATAGCATCACACTGACGAATAGGAACACCACGGAAAGTAGTAAGTTCCTGACCGAATACCTCTTTACTACCGAGGGCAGCATTGGACTTGTTGATAGCCGCGAGGTCGAGCATGGTGGATACAGCAGCACCAGCATAGAATACCTTGTTGCCTACGGCACCTTGTGGCAATGTGTGTAATGCGCGAATCATTGCTGTGTAAAGATTAGTCTGAGTGGTAGCGTCTTCAATCTTCGAAGTGTCGATGTTACATATACGAACAACACATCTCCAATCCTTGACAACCATTCCCATTTTCCACTGGTAATGGGAAACATACCCTTGGAACCAGCCACCGTCATTATCGCTCAAGCGGCTTTCACCTTGATCTTCGTGAAGCAGACCAGCCTTAGAGCCTTTCGGGTAGATACCGAATACAGTAGACTTGCCCCAAACAACGAGCCACATAGAGGTAAGGTTGGCAGTGCCGGACAGACTGATAACGTTTTTCAACTGAGCAGAGCGGGACTGCGCGGTAGGTTTAGTGGCGGCGATAGACAATACGTCATAGCGTGGAGCAAGACCAAGGAAGCGCTCTGGATTAGTAGAAGTATCACCATAAAAAAGAGTTGTAGCCATAGTCTGAGAGATACCCTCAATGTGGGCCATGTCCTCAGAAAGACGGAACTCAGCGGTGTTGCCGTTAAGATCAGCAAGGTCTTTATCCACACCAGAATAATCTTCCAACATACCGATAGAGTCCTCAACTTGAATCTTTTTGGACTTGGTAGGCTTAACACCCTGATACAGCTTACGCCATGTCGGGGAAGGAAGATCAGCACGAATAGTCGAACGGTGACCAGTAGGAAGGTTGCCCTCAATTACCGGAATATCCTGAATGATAGGGTTGCTTTGAGACAAGAGTTCAGCAACGTCAGCGATAGATCCATCTGGATCATAACTTTTTGCGACGTTAACTAGGTTGGGGTATTCTGCCCCTGTCATGGGTGCAAATGCCATTGTTGTTTCTCCTTGAAGAGTTTAGGGATTAATTTGTTTTTGCTTGGGTAGGAAACATGCGTTCAGCCTGCGTCTTTTTGTTTGCAGGGGTGTAATTTTCACCTTTGACAAACCCACCCTCTTTGATCATCACACCTACTTGGCGGAAGACTTCAAGAAGTTGTGGGTGATTTCCATATCCCGTTTCTTTCAACATCTGTTTTAGGCCGGGGGTTTCTTCTTCGAAGTAGTTAACGGCATCGACGGCAAGCTTTGTATATTCTTGCGCGTTATCACCCCACTCCTTCAATTTGGCCTGTCCTTTTTCGGCTAATTCGGCTAGGTTACCAGTTGTTTTGGTGTCATTTATCCTCGCCATCTCAACCAGAACACTGTCAAGTTGCTCTTGACTAAGGTTGTTCTTGTGGGCAAATTGCCCTATCTCAACAGGAACCCCATCAGGTAACTTGTACCCATCAGGCGCAGGAATCTCTGGAGCGAACTTAGCGTTGACCAATCGGTTCGCCAAGTCTTCCAAAGATTTTACGTCCTTTAGTCTCTCGTTACTTCGAAGGTTCTCAGGGAGTCCAACTAACATGTTAGTTGCATCCGTGGTGGTCGCATCGGGTTTAGTCGTTGCGTCCGGTGTAGTTACAGTCGCATCGGGTGTAGTCGTTGCGTCTGGTGCTGCTGTGCCATCAGGTGTCGTCGTTGTTTCGTCGCTCATTCTTTAGCCTCTCGTCTTCTGCCCGTTTTAAAAGTAGTCTAGCGTAGTAGGTTGGGTCGCAATCCTCTAAAAATCCGAGAAGATCCAAACAAACAGACCTACGCCCCTCCATGTAAACCATATCCTTGATATCATTTGAGTAATTATTACCGTTAAAATTAGAAATGTCAAGAACTAAATTTATTATCTCAGAAAATCCTTGAGTTTCTAAAATGTCCCGTACTCTAGATATGGCGAGGGTGCGACGTTTGTCTTCGTCTTCCTTCTTTAGCCTGTCAGTATCAGTCGCATATTCAACAATCGGGTCCATTACATTATGCCCCCAAGACCCTGTTGATCAAGCAGTGATTCAGTCATTATCTGACCTGTTTCAGCCCGTGTTTTAGCCATACCAGCATCAGCAGGACCAGTTTTAGCAGCAAGCTCGGCGTTCGCCATATCATCCTGCTTCTTCTGTGCTGCTTGCTGTTGCTTCAAGCGCTTATTCCGAATATCGGCAACCTGATCCGGGGTTCTCAAGATACGTTTAGTCGTACCATGCGCATCAGCATACTCATCGACAGCAGCATCTACGTCGATCTTGTCCATAATCTCAGGCATCGTAGCCGCAGAGTTCGTAGCAAATGCCATAGTCTGCTCGATAGACCGAGCGGCGATGAGCTTCTGAGCCTGTGCGAGTGGGGAAGTGAATGTTGGTATCAACTCTGACATCATCTCTTGATACTCTTCTGGTATCTCAGGGAATCGTCCTTTGCGCAAGTTAATCTGAAAGCATCGTTGTATGATTGGATTGTAGAACTCAGGCACAAGACGCTCGATTACTGAACCAAGGCGTAGAAGTTTCTCACCCTCTTTCACATTCACTTCAGCAGCTTTCATAGGTGAAGCATTAGGATCTCTAGCAGAGGTCAAGAAGATATCATTAAAGAACTTCATCTTGATACCCATCTCTACCTTTTCGATCTTAGCCTCTATCCCTTGATAGTTAAATGGCCGTGAGTACAGCGGCGTTACCTTGTCAGCAGGGTTACGATACCAGTTTTTAGAACCGGGGAGAGAGTTGAGCTTACCTTTCATATAAGCAGGTGCGCTAAGCGGTGGGTTAATATCCTTATGTACAGCCATACGTGCCGCCTTCTCCATCTCTTGCAGTCGCTTAATCTCAGGCAGCGCTTCAGAACCGGGGCCAAGCCCGTACATGTCCTGACCAAGTGTTTCCCATCTACCGATGGAAACAGGAAATTCGTGAAACCCGCTCACTTGCAAAGGTTGCGTTCCGGCAGTTGCCGAACTATTCAGCGCTTGAGATAGAGCAGCAGCACCAAGACCACCAGAACCAATCTCATAGAACATACGTTTAATAGGCTTGTTCTGATACTTGATTGGCAGTATACACTCAAGGACTGCTACGAATTGCTTGTCCTGTAATGGCTTATTTGACGTAACTAACTCGTTAGTTGCCGCTGAAAGCTTAGATACTCCGAATCTTGCAGCCATATTCCGTGGAGTCATAAAGATAATCCGATAGAACTTGTCGGGCCTACCAAGATAATCAACGGAAAAGACATACTCACCAGAAGTCAACAGGATAAATTGAAAGGGTTTATCCCCTGCATCTGAGTCAGTGAACAAGGCACCAGTACCAAAACCCGCAATCTCTGTCAAGGCGGCAGAGTTAACAGGGTAAAAATTCGTAGACTGGAAGTCAGACACCAACACTTCTTTAGCTTCATATAGCCAATTCTTGAAGAATGGTATCTCGTTCAGCTTTTTGTCTTTCCATTCAAACTCCAACCACGGTCGGTTGGAAGGGGTAAGCCCACCCTGTACACCAGACGTAAGAACCCGAAGAGCGTCACGCCCTACGGTGTTTATTGTCTTTGGGGAAGTTAGAGTTCGCTTACGTGGAGTTGACAGATTACTGTATATCCCCCTACCCGGAAGAAGATAATCACTTATGTCCTGCCATTCAGATTCCCACTCTGAACGTTCAGCCTTCAACAACAGGTATTCCGATAGGCAAGTTGCCAAGTCATAGGTTTTCTTCATTAACTGCCACCAAGTATATTTTTAGTTGTTACAGGATCAGTTTCATCGAGAAGAGGCGAAGTAATTATTGTTTCCATCCTACCAACTTTACCGGCGTTCTCGGTCATATAGTCCGCCCTAGCCTTCTGTTTTAGAACTTGGGTACGTTCAGCCCAATTAATTTCAGGGGCTTTAACAGTTTGTTCAGCCAGTTTATCCATGTATGTCTGATGGCTTTCCCTTAATGCCAGAAGATCACGGGAGAAATTCTCAATAGCTTTAGCAGAGTAGTCGGAAACGGTTGTGTTAGATTTAGCCAGCAAACTCCTTATGTCGTTTAGAGTCGCATCAAGATCAACTGTGTTATTACTGGCAATGTTCACCCCGTATTGATCCCGAACAGTCTTCGTCGCTTCTTGCTTTTCTTCAGGGGTAAGCAAAGTCCACACAAACTCTTCCTTCTCTTTCTCTGCGGCTGCTGCATTTTGCATATCGTTTAGCCAGTTACCTTCTCCTTCAGCCATATCATGCCCCCAATATTGAGTCTACACCACCAAGCGGCATGTAACCCGTAAGAATATTCTCAAAATCCTCGGGAGTTTTAATGCCTCTGGATCTGTTGACCATAGTTCGAGAAGCCTGATTGCGGCCAGAATAGAAGTTTGAACCACGCTGCGCGATGAAGTCAGAGAACCCTTCAGGCTTGCCGTACTCGGTTATCATACCGCCGAGTTCTTGCTCCTGTTGATCTGTCCACATGGTAGCGAAGTAGCTATTGATCCTGTTCTGCTTGATCTCATCGTCCATCTTGTAGTCAATACCAAACAAAGCGGCGTTTGATTGCTCCTGTGCAATCATACTGTTTACATAATCGATAGCCTGTTCCTCGTACCCCAACCGTTCAGCGAGCATCGAATCACGTATCCCTTTTTTCTGCGCAAGCAAAGCCGCCTCTTGCTCCCTCTTGACACGTTCAGTCTCTTCATTGAACAGTTCGCCAAGGGGGTCGATATCCGCTTTCTCGTCCTTCTCGGAAACGATCTGGTCTTCAGGACTTGTGTATGTTCCGTCCTCCTGCTTCTTCACAGCAGGATCACTTTTCGCGACTACATCACTAAACATATCCCTTACAGCAGGCATGAGGTCTGGACTTGTTGTTCTCGTTGAAGGTACGAGCACGGTTCCATCCGTAGTAATTTTATCTACGTTCTCTATCGTAGTAACCGGGGTTTTCTTTTTGGCGAACATCGCGGCAATAGCGGACGCCATCTGGTCTACTGTTGTATCGGCCATAACTAACCTGTTAGTTGAAGTTTTTAGAAAGAGACTCACCGGGTCAATCCGGGCAGGAGTCTTGCCTACAAGGGCAGAGGCAGAGGGTAACCCGGCAAGTCTCTAAGTTGTCGTAATCCTACCAGTAATATATAGGTATGTCAATAACAAATTAATTGAACTCGTTGTCTAACTTACTGAGTATATCCCCACCAGACATTTGATCCATGTACTCGTCAGGGTTGTAGTTGGGCTGTGAATATGCCTTCAATATTTCTCTCAGGCTACTATCTGGTATCGTGTCTAGTCCGTCCTTTAGAACATCATCGATATCCAGCATATCCATATCCCCACCCGCAAACGTCAAAGCCCCCGCATCAGCTTCATCGGGAGACATTCGGATAACTGCTTTGATTTCTTTTTTGGGTTTGAGCTTAACTCGACGGTGGGTATCTGATTCATCGAGCAATACGTTTGAGAGTTGCTTGATTAAATTGTCGTTACGTGGAATACAACCAGACTTCAACCACTTAAAGAACATAAGGTACATGTACGCCCTCATGTTAAAGCAGCCGGGGGAAGGGGAGGCTTGACCAAAGAATACGGGTATTACAAGGTGTTCATATCCTAAATTATTAAGCTGAGCTATGACACCCTCGCCATATCCAGCATCAATGTACAGCGCTTTCGGGTGAAATCGATCAATCTGACCTTTTAAATACGTGGCCTGATAGACGCTATCCTTGTTGTCAAGCGTGATTATCTGCCGCATAAGCGGACCTTTCCTCTTCACAAGCTTCGAAGGGTCACCAGTGTAACCTACGTCAAATCCCCATATCTCTGCTGAGCTGCGTACTACGTGGTCTGGTACTTCTCGGCCTACTGCATCTTCTACAACCTGTGGTGATATGAGCCTGTCAGGTGCTTCAGCGAAGAAGTCACACATATACTCACGGGCGAAAGCATCAGGCCGCATCATGCGTCTGAGTTCGTCTATTTGCTCGTCAGTAAATACACCTGTTTGCGTAACATCGAAGATGACGGTATCCCAATCGGGGTACATCTTCTTGTCGTTACCCATGCAGTGAAGGTCATAGAAGAGGTCGAGTCCTTTGACTGTTCCAATGATAAATCCCCGACCTTGACGGTCGGACATGGCTGGATATATAACTTCATAAAATGCGTACTCAGCTTTATCCCATGAAGCCATCTCATCAAGTACGGCTCTATCGATGTAAACACCACGAAGGGACTCGATGTTCTCCGAACCTGCAAGATAAATGCAAGGCTTGTTTGGTCCTATGTTGAAGTCTATCCTAAGCTCAGTCTCGTTAAATGTTACGAGGTCACCAAAATTGTGGAGATATTTCTTAAAATAAGACCAAACAAGTCTCTTCGCTTGCTTCTGATTCGGTGCTATGTAGTAGCCCCGAAAGTCAGGGATGCCGCTTAGCGCTTCTTGTATCAGCCATATGACACCGTTAACTGTCTTGCCGAAACGCCTGTGGCAAACTGCAACGAGGAATCTGAATAGCTTCAGCCGCTTCTCGATATCTCGCTGGCAGCGTCGTGGCGCATACGGAATAACTATCTTGACAGTTTCCTGCGTGTTATATAGCTTTGACATGGCTAACTAACCTGTTAGTTACAAGGTGGGGCCGGGGGCGGCAGTGGCTTCTTGAACGCGCCGGTTTTGTTCGCCGTGTGGACTGCAATATTAACTATCTTCTCAACCTGCGGCATTATCTCATTAGCCCCTTCATAGGAAACAGCAACAATATCCTTGACCATGCCAAGTTTCTCCTTGCCTTTGTTCCCTTCAGGGATCATCTTCTCAACTGAAGATATGATTTCCAATAGCGCTGGTATAATCTGTAAAACCATCAACAACGTACTCATTCGCACTCCTTACAATGGGGCTTCTTTGTTTATAACGACAAAATCTTTCGGCTTTTTACTGTCGCTAAATAAGAGGGAGGAATTGGAGTTAAGATATTGGCCCCCATTAATATCATATCTCCAAGCACAATTTACAAAAACAACAGATCCAAAGAAACCCTCTGGATCTATAACGGTATCCCCCCGTTTTATTTCTATACCATGTTTATCAGTGTATCGTGTTGAATCCCTGTCCAATTCCTCCAATCAATCAAGTCTCCTTAACTTAATGTTCCTCCATGTTGTTGTTATCGGTAACTTACTCGCGTCTTTAGTATACGTCTGCAACCATATGGTGAATTTTGGGTATTTAGATGTTAATATATCCGTCCTTTGACCTATACCCTCATTGAAAATAGAGCCATCGAAGTCTGTGTAGACCTCTGACTTGTCCGTGTTCTCTGCTACGGCGGCGGTAAATACGAACCGTTCACCGGAGGCTGAAGGAATCTGCTGACTGACCCCGCATGGAGGCCAGCCAGTAGTTGTTCTTGTCATGGTGATACTGTCACTGGTAATATCTACTGTACAACCCTCACGCTTGCCATAAGTTAATACCCAACCTTCAGGATCAAGCAAGTTCGGGGTGTTATCCTGCACTGTAGTTGTGATCATCAACCCCGAAGGTGCGTTCGGCGGCTGCTTAACAGGTGGAACTTCAGCGCGAGCAAACGCGGCAAATACTGAGGCAGCGGTGAGTGCAGCAGCGAGGTACGCAAGCACTGTTCTCATTGCACGATCTTCTTAATTGTTGCTTCAATCAAATATTGAAGAACTTCAGGTGCAGTCGGACCCTGTTGTACGGGAGGCATTTCCGTCTTCACACCATCGTACATAACATCGACATATTGACTGAAATCCGATTCCTGATCTGTGACACTGTTATAGGCAGTAGCTGCGAATCTGTGGTTGCGCCCATCTTCAAGCTTCGTAACACACGCTTTACACCGGTCTGCGTTGTCTGGATCTGGACAAACTGCTTCTTTCGCGAAGTCTGGAAACACAAACTGAACGTCAGTGCTCGGGTCACGATAGATTCGATAAGCCGTGGCATTGTCATTCTGCGTGTACTTCCAGCTAAAGCAATCCTCCGCCGCTTGTACTGCATACGGACCGAGTAACAGGGTTGCGGCTACAGCAAGTAAAACTTTTTTCATTCTGCTCTCCTTGTTTAACTAACAGTTAGTTACTACTTTTTACACCTAAAAAGGTTTAACGTATGTTGTTGCTTTTGCTGCGTTCTCTGTTGTGCGTGGCTCTTTAAAAATCAACAAGGCTCGTTCACCGTAAAAGTATTGGTCGTTATACGAACGAGTTATAGATAACTTGAAAGTAACATCGCAGAGTGTAGACCTCTTTATCTGTAGGTAATCGTCATTAGCTACAAGATCTATCTCTACGGATTCTGTAAGAACATATCCTTCTAAAGTCGTAAGAGCTAAAGATCCTCCATCTGTCTCAAGTACCTCATACTTGACTCTATATGTAGCCCCTATTTCAACAACCCCAGGAACGCTGAGGTAAGTATTGTCGCCAATAGTGGCTACTATCCTACCTATACCAGTAGCTTGATCCCATGTAGCTATATTAGGATCAGGAGCAGTAGCGGTAGGATTGTTCCATAAGTTCGCTAAGTCAGAAGGAAGCACAACATTCTTATCCTCGTTGTCCTCGTACCATAGGTTGATTGGATCTTTGACTTCACGTACTGATACATTATCTACAGTATAGGATTGACCTCCAACACTGCCATAGACCCTGAAAACGTGATCTCCTATGCACTCAAGTATAAAGGTTTGGTTCTGTCCTAAGCCTATTGTTTCAACAGAACCTATACCACAATACACTTTGATATTCCCCTCAGATAGATAATCAACATCTATACCTATCTGATAGAACTTACCTACCTCTAGTACAAAAGACTTATTAACACCTTGCGCCCCTGTGGCAGAGTCAGTAACATTTAACTTCCCACCGCTTATCTCTGCTGAGACAGTCTCCAGCCACCATCCCAATCCATCGAACCCTGGATCTTTAATAAGCTCTTCAGCCAACTGACTCTCAGTATCAGCAGCAAGCAACTCAGCGCTATCGGGTGCTTCCAGTTCTATATGACTGTCTGGATATACCTTGCCTGGAAGATGGGTCAGTGCGTTGCCGAAAGGATCAACTAACGGGTTAGTTAGAGATGCTGGAATGTATCCTAGATTAACAGGATCATTATCAACGAATCCACAAGCAAGCAAGAGACTTCCAGACTTCCTAGCTTTCCACGGAGAGACTGTATAGCCATCAAATGTTACTTGCTGACCTGTTACTCTGTCGTAGGCGTAGGGTTCGGTGGAGTCTTTGGCGGATTCGAGGATTACATCAAGCACTGTCTGATTACTCTCGTCTTTAACAGAAACTCTGTGTATCTGTCCATCGAATCTATCTAATGTACCATCAGATCTGCATCCTATCTCAGAGATATTAAAGGTAGGGTCAGCCTTTACTACCGTATCAGACCTTGACTGTAACTCGTCTGTCTCTAGGTTTAGTAACTTGGAAGAATAGACATCACCCTCTCTCGCTATAGTTAACTTAAACAACTCGCCTAAAGGTACTACTAAAGAGGTCAGTGCGAAACTAGAACCATCTATAAACACCTTAATTATTCCAGATGTTTCTACTCTTAGTATCCCCTCATCAACTGTTGAATTTCCAAGCCATGCTCTGTTGGAAGTATAGTTAGTAAGCAGAGTAACTATTTCTATCTCGAAGTCGCCTGTCAATACTATCGGGTAAGCCAAAACACTGGAGGTAGCCCCATCCCAATCAACAGTATACCCATAGACATTTAAGTTATTCCTTGTATCACCTTCCTGCAACGGGCGGGAATCGATTAGATATTCACCTGTTGGGTCTGATCCACGGAAAAGTGCGAGGATATCCCCCTTATTCGGCAGGGGAAGTAAGGATCTGGGTCTGTTCGCCGCACGCGGCTCCGTTCTAGAGCAAGCCTTAGCTATTATTCGTCCCATGATCACGGTCCAAAGTAAAATTTAGCGGTTCCCGACTGAATAAGTGGTTTAACTCTGAGGTCCATAGCACTGTCAGGTGTGTTGATGACCACCCCTTGTGTACCCCGTATAGTCAATATGGTGTCCCACTCGTCCTCGCCGGGTATCGACTCCTGAAGTTCTATCTGACCTTCATAAACGCCGGTTACCCTTACTTGAGATAGTGAGTCTGCTGCATGGAAGGTGGTTGATGGTACTGACGCTGAAGTTAATGTTAGTGCTGTTGACATGTTGTCTCCTTGGTTGGTGGGTTAATGGGTTGTAGTCAACTAACTGTTAGTTAGCTTGGCTGTTGAATTATGCTAATTCGCAACATTCTGCAATTCAATTACTGGTCCTGCTGGCTGCTGTAGCTGGCGTTGCTGTACAACATCAAGTTGCTTCGGTTGCTCAAAGACAATTGTAAAGTTGTTGAACTCCCCAAGTTGCTTCGGCGGCTCTTTCTCCTGCCTGTCGTGGTAAGTCCCAAGACAGAACTTCACTAGAGCTGCCGGGAATTTACTCTTCAGTCCATTCTGAACGTAGTTGTCCTCTATTCTTGTAAGACACCGGATAAGAATCTCCATGCTCGCCTGCGGGTAGTGGCTTGCGTCTTCCTCATAAGCCTTGAGCGCGTCGGTGATGTCTTTCGTCCGGTTAAATCCAATGGCAAGAGCAAGACCGGGAACAGTTGGGATATTCTTCTCTTCCTCATTAACGGCAAAGTACATATCAGCCAACATGTCTGTAAGCATTGGATCGTGCATGGTTATGTTATTCATAGTTTTTCCTCCCCTGTGTTAACATGTCAGTCATTCTTCGAATGTTCTGGCACATATTTTGCTAAGTATATAGCCAAAAAATTTAGAAGTCAATCTAATTATTTTTTCATCGTCCGAGCAGTTAACGTAAGTAGCTGATATCATTAGATAAAATAGTTATTGTACAGGTGTGTGTGGCCTGATAGTTTTTGTCCTGTGGATCTGAAGTCTGTTTGGGTCTGATGGACTTTTGATAGCTACGATTTTGGTAGGTCTGAGCCTGATTGAGTAGGGGGTCGGTGTATCGGGGTGCGTGGGCCTGCTCTTTGCTGATATCTACGAATTTGATAGACATAGGTAATTTTAGATTTTAGCCTGTTGGTGCCTGATTGGTCGGGTATTGGGGTCTGATTGGTCGGGGGTTTGGTGCCGGATGTCACATTGTGGTAGAATAGGAGGGTTGTTACGATCCATTACGCCCGCTCGTGGAGAGTGTTACGTATTGGAATTGTAACAGAATCAAGTTAACTTGTCGTGTAGGGTGCCAATGTAGAGTTTATAACTAACTGTTAGTTAAGTTGTGTGGTTTTGGTGCAGTATAGTAACTCTTCGCACAGCTAGGGGGTCACTTTTGAAAATTGGTAAAATTTTATGCGGGTGCATGGGTGGGGGTGTGGCGGCCCCCGCGTTTTCCCCCCCGGCCCCGTCTGGGTGGCGGTCAGATAAACATCGGCGATTGAGCGCTCAGTCGGGCAGGCGGGCGTTATGGATCGTAGCAAGGCAGGCAGGCGGGCGTTATGGTGTCAACATGGTAACATAAGCAGGCACGATATAGCCATGTTACGAATCAGACAGGACAACTAACAAGTTAGTTATGAAAGCAGCAGCACAGGCAGGCAGGCAGATTGATTCGTTGCCTAGTTGCTCCATTGGTCATTTGTAAGTGTGTGATATTATTGGATAATGACAAACTGGTGCCATACTTCAAAGTAAAAGGTGACATATATAAGTGTGTGATATCATTGAACAATGACATTAATGACATAGGCAGGCACCGCCGACAAACTCTTATAGGGAAATATTATATTCTCTTTCTCTCTTTTCTATCAAAGAAAGATACCACATGTCACACATGTCACACATGTCATTTATCAAACAATAACGGACACTTAACACCATGACATGTAATGACATATACCAGCTATCTACTTGGTTTTATTGCAATTATAACATGTCACCCATTTTTAGCCGCCGCCGGTTTCATAACACAACAGTCATAAGGTCAGTTACAAAAACAGCATATATATTCCACAACTAACAGTTAGTTAAACATTAGGTAACAGCAACGAATCAAGCCGCCGGTATTGACGTGGTGTTACGTGGTCAATATCGTAACAACTTATCGTTGCCTGACAAGATAGGTGCGACGTGGGTCAAAAGGTAACACATTAGGGACATTATTTTACGTGGGCGATATCGTAACAACTACACAGGGAAATAAGCAATAAAACCACTGTGTTACAATTGATAACAACTTATCGGATAGGCTAACTAACAGTTAGTTACAAGACCGGGGGAAATTATTTTTATTTTTGCCTATTGACAATACTATTTTAATCGGTTAAGATGGCCTTGCCATCGCGGCTGACGCAGCGGTGGCGGGGGATTGCGGTCCCATAGGGGGATAAATCCCATACAACAGCCATAAGGCAGGAAACATCGAAAAATCAGAAGAAAGGGGAAAAATCATGGCAAAAACTAACAACACCGCAAAGCAGGCAGCAAACTTGAACGCTACTACTACCACTACCCTGAACAAATTAGGAAAAGTACAGGGATGGACGGTAAAAGATGATACTGCGTTAAGCCCCGTAGGAACGCAGGTCCGCTTTACTGCTAAAACTGTTGTAATCAGCAACAGCAGCATAAAGCAGGGTAATAGTAAGCTTGTTGTCAAGCTTGATGGTACAACTGACACCGCTATAATTGGTCAGATTGCAGTAATTGAGAAAGCCGCGAAAGCAGCAGTTACAGCAGCAGCAAAACCTGCCACAACAGATAATAAACCAGCCGCAGCAGCCGACAAGCCTGCCGCGAAAACAGCCCCAAAGGGCAAAACACCAAACAAGGGAAATACCATGGCAACAGCAGCAGAGAAAAAAGCAGCAACAGCAGCCGACAAGAAAGCAGCAGCCGCGAAAGCAGCCGCCGACAAGAAAGCCGCCGACAAGAAAGCAGCAGCCGACAAGAAAGCAGCCGACGCCGCCGCGAAAGCAGCCGCAAAAGCAGCAGAAGAAGCCGCGAAACCCGCCCCCGTTATGCCAGTAAATCCGGCGGGCGAAGGCAAAACACCTGCCTATGACGAAGTAAAAGCAGCCGCCGAACGTGATGAAAAACTGGCAAGCGCAAGGCACGAACTGTGGAAAAACGTTGGCGAGAAGTACGGTTTTTCTGTTGTCCCATTGACTCGGGCGCTGATGGCTGAGGGATTATGGCCGATTGGAAAGGACGCGAAAGGCAATCCTGCCACTGTTGAAGTGGACAACGGGGACGGCACTTTCACAACTGAGTTCAAGCCTATGGGATATCAGGCAGTTTATAAGCAGGAAAAAGAGAGTGGTACAAAGGGTATTGGTCACTATGTCAACACCGCCGCCGCTTCCTTTGGTCGCGTAAACATGGCAATCGGGAAAGAAGCCGCCGACAAGAAAAAAGCAGAGGACGACAAGAAGTTGGGCGATGAAAAAGAGACTTCCGAACTGACAACTAAGCAAATCAACAAGATGCTTATAGACATCGAAAAGATTGCTAACAAGTTGCCAGCCGCCGACCTTAAAACATGGCTCGAAACCAGCCGCTCTATGGCCCCGATACTCGAGGAATTGAAAGCAGAGAACGAGGAACTTGATGCTCTTGCCGATATCTAAACAATAGCCGATATAAGGCGCTGGAATGGCCCCCTGTTGCGAAAGCGGCAGGGGGCTAGTGTATTTATATAGCCTATGTTCAAAAGGTCCGCATATCGCAGTTTAAGCGCTTTTTGAATATAGTCTATCTAACTATACGTAATCATAAAATTATTTTTATTTGCGCGAGCGGGCGCTATTGACAAAAGGAAAAAAGTATAGTATTATTAGTGCTTTACATGATATGATTTATTTGCAGCGACCAACTAACAGTTAGTTAGTCCTGCTTTTTTAATGTTGTTCGGAATATATTCTTTTACCGGATAACTAACAGTTAGTTAATCTTTTATGGAGGTCACACCATGCAAGAGCAGAACATGAACGCCATCGATCCGTATGACTTAGATGTGGTATTCAAGCCGACAATCAACATTCACCTTGACATAACTAAGGTTATTGAGAACGCGAAAGCAATCAAAGGGCAGGCCATTACACAAGCTATCTTTTTGAAAGATAGAGATCTGTTCAAGTATGCAGCAGATTGTAATATAGAGCAAACTGTTATGGGGGCGATAGGTCACCTTATTTGGTATGCACAATATAACCGCTATAATAACCTTGATATCCACTTCGATGAGAAAGCTAATATGCTTGCAAGGTTCGAAAACTTGAAAGGCAATGTATTCGTCATGGGGGCTGTATTCAGCGGTCACAAACTGACTTATTCTTATCATTCATAACAAGGGTAACTAACATGTTAGTTGACATAATAAAAGCAGTAATAACGCTGGCAGTTGTCGCATTGTGCGTCATCGCCGCAATGGTATCAATCTAAACATAGAGGTCACACTATGGCACTTAAACAGATCAATCACGAGCAGTATTGGAAACTGCTGGACCTTACAATGCTAACAGGCGAACCACTTCTTATAGTTGGTAAACCCGGCATTGGAAAGACCAGAACGCCGAAAATGTTCTGTCTTGAAAGAGCAATCAATCTGATTATCAGTCACCCGGCTGTTGATGCACCACAGGATATCAAAGGGTATCCTGCAAAGTCGAGAATGAGAGTCGAACGTAAGATTGAGCTTGAAGATCTTCTTATGGGGCTGGATGGCGAAAGTCCAGAACCCGAGGATGAAGAGTGGATAGATATTGCCACTTTCTTACCTTTCGGGCAAATGCTCCAGATATTAACTGCAACAGAACCTACCATCTGGTTCTTTGACGATTTTGGTCAAGCACCGGACTCTGTACAAAAAGCACTGATGCAGCTTATCGGGGACCGGGAACTGTGCGGACGCAAGTTACCAGACTGTGTAAAGATCATTGCCGCGACCAATGGAAAAGAGCACAAGTCAGGTGTTGTTGGCCTGCTTGAAGCAGTTAAGAGCCGCTTTGCTATCATTGTCGAGTTAATGGAAGATCTTCCGGGCTGGCGTGTTTGGGCAAACGAGAACAACATATACCCTACTATTCCATTATTCTTGGAAATGCAGGCAGGCGCACTGTCTGACTTCCGCACCGATAAAGGTATGGAGCAGTCACCGAACCCGAGACTTTGGGAAAAGTTATCTAAGAACCTTTACGGCTTCGACCAATTATGGGGCCAGCCGAAAGAGGACGACAAAGAGTTGAACGAAATGCGGACTATAGTTTGCGCAGGCAATCTCGGATCTGAATGGGGCGAGCAGTATGCCGCTTTCGAACGTATTCGACACAAGTTGCCGCCATATGCGGACATCATTAATGATCCAGAGGACTACCCTATTAATCAGGCTCTTGACGTTAAATATGGTATGCTTGGTATGCTTGCTAACAGCGGAAAGGCGATACACCATAAACAGATCTTTCAGTTTATTGGCAAGATGGCGAAAACCTATCAAGTGGTATTCTTCCGCTTGGTAAGGCAGCACAACAAAGCGCTTGCCGAGACTGATTCCGCACAACGTTGGTGGGCCGCGAACATGGATCTGTATATTGATTAACTAACTGTTAGTTGCTCCCTTCGGGGAGCATGGAGGACTTATGTTTACACAAGAGCAAATGGAGAAGATCTGCGCAAAGATAGTGGGCGACTATCCACTATTTAGCAGATGGGTATTCAGCACTGAGGTCGAGCCAAACGAGTTTATACCCACGTTGCAGATCACCACTGGCAAGATGGAATATAACCCTGTACATATGGAGAGAACATCGCCTATCGACAGGTATTTTAAGGTGCTGCATGAGTACGCGCATGTATTCCTTGATCATCCGGCACGTATCCATAAACTGCCTGACCAGAAGAAACGACAGGAGGCCGCCGATTATGAAGTTAATGATCTGTTGCTTGACTGCGGGCTTGAGCTACCTTGGGATGCAGTATGGTCACCACGATTTAAAGGTATGCCATTGGAAGAGATCTATCAACTGCTAGAGGACGAGCCACGATCTAATGATAAGGACTGGAACCCGAAAAAGCATGGCAAGTGCGGATCAGACCAAGAAAAGAAAGAGCATGATGCCAAGGCTAAAGGTGAGGAAGCACCGCCGCCGCCTACTGAGCAGGAGATGAAGAAAGCCGCCGCCGAACATAGGCAGAAGCAAATCGAAGCTATCCAGCAAGGGCGAATGATGGGCAGTATGCCTGCCGGACTGAAACGGCGATTGGATAAGATAACAGAATCGAAAACGGATTGGAAGCAGGCGCTACCTGATGTTATCGAGGATCTGTTGGGCGCTGATGACTACACATTCCAGTACCCTGACAGGCGCTACGACTGCGACTTTATCCTGCCGGGGATGGTAGGCAAGCGACCGGGAGTATTCGGGCTTTTTATGGACACGTCATGCTCAATAGGCAAAGATGAACTGGCAAAGATGGCAGGCGAGGCAATGGAGATCATCCAGCAGAACAGACCAGAGGTCACCTATGTATTGTGGTGTGATACCAGAGTTAAAGGTCCGCAGACAGTACACAACACCGATCCTTGGGAACCGAAGCCTGTTGGTGGTGGTGGCACTGACTTCAGACCACCTTTCAAGTGGATAGAGCAGGAGAATATCGAGCCTACTATGGCTTTCTACATGACTGATGGATTCTGCAATCGCTTTGCACCGGAGCCTGATTACCCTGTGGTATGGGTTATATGGGGACAAAACGAAAGGTTCAATCCGCCATATGGCACTGTCATTCGCATGTAACTAACTGTTAGTTAACGGGGGCTTCGGCCCCCACAAGGGAGACACTATGTTTATTAAGATGATCATTGTTACGACTATGTCCATATTCTTTCTGATTGGTCATATCGTAGACACAAAGGAAGAAGTACACCCGACACCCGCTGAGCAGGCACAAGCCGAGGCAAATTGTAAAGCGGACCCAACACTCATGGGTTGCGACGACCCATACTACTATTAAGGTGATAACATGAGCATGACAAACGAGTTAGTTAAGATGGCTACTATCAGTAATATCATGTTGCTGCGTGAGAAACTTGGGTACAGCAGGCAATCATTCGATGAACTGAACAGTAGATCTTATGAAGATCTTGCTTATACCAGAGATGAACTGATTAAGCTTTATAACGATACTGTTGGCAAGGCCAGAGCAATTAAAGGGCAGAAGCCGGACGGCTGTATAATTGAGCCTGATGGGACTATCAAGAGCGACTGCATAGTAAAGGAGGATGACGAGTGAAAGAAGATATCAGACAGGTGGACCTCAGTATCAGGATGACAGGAAGCGAACGCTACCCACTGATAGGCAAAGATAACGTGAGCAACATGGCAATGGTACAGTTAGGTATTGTCCAGAGCAAGTTCAAAGGACTGTCGTTGTATGGATCATGCGTGGAAAAGAATTGGATTGCGAGGAAATTCCTACCGGGTTTTGCTATGGTTATGGGAGATGTCAGAGTGGTATCTATAACAGGAACCAGTGCATACGGACATGACTTTAACCCACCGATGGAGCTTCACGCATGGTTAGTAAACTTGGAAGGTATAGTTGCGGACTTCGCATTACCGGGACTGATCTTGTCAGGCATGAATACCCGAGATGAACAGGGACCATTTGTCGAAGGTAGAGAACCATCTATACTGATAGGTCAGCCGCCGCCATGGGTTATGTACAAGGTGAGGTACGTTATAGATGATGCTAAAGTTCGTGAGGCTTTGCATCCAAGTAGCCGATTTCACGTAGAAAAAAGTGCTTGACAAAAATAAAATTTCGTAGTAAGATTAGTCTTGTCACAGTGTACAGGGGGGATTCAACTAACAGTTAGAGATAAGGTCTTTTCTTCATGTCAAATATTACGATTTTGCGGCCAGTATGGTCAGGTGCGTCAACTGCCAAAGTATTTTCTAAGAAGTCTGGAGAGCTTAAAGTTGTCAGTAGCTATGAGCTAGGAAAGCTTTTCAAACATGCTACTACCACAGTTAACAGTGCAGCAGAGCTATATGGACTGTTAAAAAAGTGTGAAGACAAGAAAGCTTTTAGGATATACGGCAGACCTGTACCCGGACTACCACAACCGGCGCGTAGAAAGAAAGAGAACTTTACCTGTGACGAGACTAATCTAATATTGCTGGATGCGGATAGCTGGCCTGTTCCAGATGGCTATTCGATCCTCACTAAAGAGGACTTAGCTAAGACTGTAACTAACATGTTAGTTGACAAGATGAAACTGTCAGCTTTCAAAGATGTTCAGTTCGTCTGCATGTTATCGAGCAGTGCATGGAGTGAGAAGACATTAAGAGCACACATCTATTTCTTGTTAGATGAACCAGTACCACTAGAGGATTTACACAAGTGGGGCTATGAGCATAACAAGCTTAACCCTACATATAAAATAGATTATAGTTTGTTCCGGCAAGTGCAGCCTGACTACATATCTAAAAGGATATGCCTAGACTTTCAAGATACCTTGTTATCTAAAGTTAGATTGACCCTGCATTGTGACCACCTTTCACCTTATGTTAGGAAGGCTGACTTGCTGGAACATTTTAAAACCGCAACTGCTGCACTAGGGAATGATCCTTATGCTGCTGCTAGTGTGGGAACCACGAATCATATACCTATCGGCTCGTCGTGGGAAAAAACAATTGAGATGGCAGGCTCAGCCGAACTCGGAATAAATGAGCCTACATATAGAGCCTGCGCTCAATTGGTTCAAGAAGTAGGTGACACTGAAGTAACAGACAATCTTGTGTACCACATCAACAGGGTATACAGTAAGATGTGGGCCGCTATCAATAAGCATGGTGTACGCGGTGACCAAGCGGATAAAGATCTTTACACAAGAGAAAAGGTCAAGGGTTACCTGACCACTGCTGTTGCCAAGAAGTTTGGAGAGCAGGCAGATAAGGATACCAAAGAGATAACCGATGCGATAGCTGCAATCAAGACAGGTGCCACTGCTTCCGTACTATTTATGAAGCCTTGTCTTGAGGCTATACAGAATATAAAGCTAAGCGCACCGGAAAAGTGGGCAAGCATACGGACCATAATCAAGCGGGATCTTAGGGGTACTGTATCTGTAGCTGATTTAGAGAAAGCAGCAGGCACCGCAGCCAAGGAGAAGTATGACCTTGAGTTGGTTCTTGAAGATGTGATAGACAAATTCAAGTGGTACATTGGTAAGTCTGATAGTAGTATGTATTGCATGATTGAACACGATCAAGGGTATAGTCTCAAGTCCATAGCTGATGGCATTGAGGATGACATATACGGGGTACTGTTCGGTATGATGGGGAACAACATGCCGAGAGGGTTTGATAAGGACGTCATACGTCTTATCGTAGTAAGGAAGGAGGACTATCGTAACCCATTTAAAGTAGCGCCGATAGAGAACAGATGCTATACAGAACTGGTAGATGATAAGCACACAACGTATTTCAACATGGGAAGTGCTATCGATCAACCGATGCAGACTGCTGTAGTGGACGAGAATGGAGTTAGGGTAATACCTTCTATAACTGCACCTGTGCTGTGGAAGGACACAACTAACACGTTAGTTGCCCCTGTTGACGCTGATGCTTTGGAGTTTGAGCCGGGGCTAATGGGGGAGATGCAAGAAGACTGGCTGATTGAAGAGTACCTTGAAGGACTGAGGAAATTCACTACGGTATCTGATGACTTGGATCTGATAGAGGTTGTTGCATGGCAGACGACAGCAGTTGTGAATACAGGCACCGCTCAGCTACTACAGATAACCGGAGCTTCGAACTGTGGTAAGAGTAGCACTGCGGGGTTCGTTAAAGACTTGGTTGATCCAACATCGAGTAACCTAAGAGATTCACCAGATCTACACAGTAGACTGTATGCTGACAAGGAACTGGCGAAGACATTAAAGGGTAGACACGTAACAATATTCGATAACCTTAACAGGCTATCAGACGATGAACAGAACAATTTATGTGTGCTTGCAACAGGGTGGCAGTATGACTACCGTGTACTGTACTCGAATAAGATTCAGAGCATACGACTAAAGAAACCGCTGATACTAACAGCACTTAACCCCGTAGTATCTAATCAAGATCTGCGGAGCAGGACTATATCAGTGCTTACTAATGCAAATATGAAGTCGGAGGAAGGGGATCTGTTTGAACTGTGGAAAGAGCGGAGTCCACGTATCCGGGCAGGCATGTTACTGTTCATATCCAAAGTGATACGCAGAATCAACAGGCTAAGGAAAGAAGGTAAGTCAGTC